CCCCATGCGCCCCCCCACGCCGGATTTCTCAATCCACTCGTCCACCGTCGCCTTTGCGGGCGACTTCTTGAGATTGTTCATCAAGGCAAAGTCCTTGACGGTTTGGACCACGCTCATGAGCGTCGCCTCCAGCGATTCCACGCGAAGCGCACCACCACCCGATAATTGGCTCAGGTCGGTGCCGTAGCCCGCCGTAATCGCCTTAAAAAAATCTTCCCAATTCTGATAGTGCTCAGAGCCGGGAACCTGCGGAATTCCCCCCCCAAACGTCACGGCTGGATTCATGTCGCGCTCTCCTTCCTCTGCGTGATGCGCCCCCCGGCGCGTGATCCCTACTCAGGCACAATAGGCGTGTGAGGCGGGCCGGTAGGGAGTCCGGCTCTTCAGGTCGCGCACCCTAGCCCCACACGCACAGCCCATAATATTAAGGGCTGCGAATAATTAGTTTAACAGCGATGCATACTGTCCCGGCACAGGCAGTCCTCGATTCACGCTGTACTCGATTTCCCGCACCGCCGAGGGCATGAGCTTGCCTTGCGCGGACAGGTCCACCGCCTTCGCCAGCACCGCCTCCGCCGTCTGCTTCGGCATGGCGACCTCGCCGCCCCCCACGGACTTATTCATCATGGACACCACGCTCTTGCGTCCACGGGGTTGCAGGCCCCAGGTCCCCAACTCTTCGATGAGAGCCTTGATGAGCGTGCCCTGGGTATGCACCGCCTTGGCGAGCACCATCACGCCTGTATCTTGTGCCCCCACGCTCTTTGTGACTTGCGTGGCGAGCGCGGCGACCTCGGTGCGGATCGCTTCGATAGCGGCCAGACCATCCACGACTTCGTGCTGGACGCCATCAATCTCCACAGTCCCGGTCGGGAGGCTCTTGCCCAGCATCGCGGGCTCTTCCTCGTCCTGATCGGCAGCGGGCGGCAATGCCTTCTTCTTTTTCTTGGCCTGTTCACCCAGCTTGGCCTCGAACTCATCCCGCTCTTCGTCGTCCTCATCATCCGGGGCACCCTCCGACGCCGACGCCATGGCTCCACCACCACCACGCGCCTTGATGAAGGATTCCAACTCGGCAAAACTATCCTGATAGTCCTTGCTCAACGCCTCCAGCGCCGCATTTCCATTCCATGATTTCTCGCCAGGAGACGTGATCGCCGCCCCCACCGCCTTCGCCAGCGTTGCCATGCCATTACCGTGTTGCATACACTCGCTCCTTTCGTTGTGCGGTCTCCGCCATAAAGGAGCGGACGTGCTGAATCGCCTCGTCCTGTGACATCCCTTGCGTGGACACCAAATACCCCACCATCCCATCAGCCATACTCGGCTGACTCTTGATGGCCCCGGCTTTCAGGGCACGCCAGAGCCGTTGTCCCACCGTCATGTCTTTGAGCCGCGCATCCAATGATTCCGCCCGCAGCGCGGCCCCGCCCTCCAGGGTCGCCAGGTCCGTGCCATACCCCGCTGTGATTGCCTTCTCGACTGACTCGTATTGCAAAGTTGACCCCGCCCCGATCCAGGATTTTGCGAAGGTGCCGAGCGGCATGATGGACACGCCAGGCACGGTCTGGTTCACCGGTTCGCGGCTAAACCCGATGTTGTTCCAATAGACGCGCTGAATCGCTTTGACCGGCGCGGATTCGCCCTTGGGGAGAATGAGCCCGGCGTTGCGGACGTGGCCACCGACGCTCGGATACCAGGACATCGGAGGGGTGAGCTTGGTGAGCGAGTCCCAAAACTCGTTCGCGCATTTCGCGGGTTCGCCCTCGCCTTGATAGATCAGTCCTTTCACAAACGTATGGTTCGCCTCGAAGCTGACATCTAACGGTTTGCCGATCTCAAAGAGGCGCGGATTGGAAAACCCCTTCTGGTAGCCAATGATCGAAAGATGATCGAGGTCGAAATTGCCCTTCGCCAGAAAGTAGTCACGGGATTCCTTCAGCGCCTCTCGCAGCACCCGTTCCCCGTCCAGGTCAGTCGCTTCGTTCGACGGCTCACAAAAGATCATCCGTTGTCCGGCCTCCATCTTTGGCGTCGCCTTGAGGACACACGGCAGCGGGAGACAGATTTCAGTTTCCAGGGTGGCGTGCATAGAGTCACTGATTACCATGCCGCCTGGCAGGATGGAGGACGGTTCGGACGAGTCGGGCGGCACGGGACAAGAAACTATTTCGGATTGAAAGGAAATAATTAGCATCCCCCTATTGACAACTGCTAGTTGTCATGCTATCCTGCTATCAGGATGACAACACGCACACTCAACCGAAGGAGGACACGATGAACGGATTATTGACCCACTGCGGCGCACAGCACGTTTCGATGGCAGACTTGGCGACCTTGCCCGATCCCGCGCCGATGGGCCGGTTCCACAAGCCGGTCCGCCACGACGAGTTCGTGGCGGCGCTCCTGCAACGCCTCACGGCGGCAGGTTACCGGACCGAGCGGCACAGAATTGACAACCCATAATTTGGGCATGGCTTCGGCCCCGCCCCATGGAGGTACAGGATGGGACAAGTGATCGTTGACTTGACGCAGATACGCAAGGGCACCAAGACGAGGCCCGGTGCCGTGATCGGATTCTGCCCGGAGTGTGGGCGCAAGGGCGAGATGAGCCGCGACGAGATGTACGGCATCACGAAGAGCATCACGATCATCCATACCGTGTCGCGGGTATGGGGCTTCAATGTCGTGGATCGGTGCTGGTCAGAGACCCCGATGCCCAACGTGAGAGCAGAGGGCGACGCGGCCCCATCCGAAGGAGGATACCCCCATGCCTAACCCTAACATGACACTAAACGAGTACGCCGCGCTCTATGAGGGATTGCTGTGCCGCTGGGACGCCGCGCCGCTGTCGGGCGTGGTGAGCCACTACGATCATGACGGCGGCGATCTGGTCGCAGGGTTTGCAATGCCCCAATGGATTTCGATGCCGTGCTCTAAGTGTGGCTACGAATGGGGTCTGCGTAAGATCGAGATTCTGAAAGGAGCATACTTGTGCCAAGAATGAAGCAGAAAATAGACGCGCAGACACATCCCGGTCTGCGCCACACGAAGGTACTGGTGTATCTCACGGCAAATCAGGCGGAGGCTCTTCGCACACGGGCCTATACGGATAGGCTCTCGAAGAGCGAGATTGTGCGGCAGGCCCTCGACTCCTACATCGGGACTCGTTAGTCAGCGAATTGCTTTAGTCGAAAACTCCGATTGAAAAAATGAGCGCAACGGATATGGGTGCCCCTCAAAAGTCCGCACTGGAACGAGCCCATGAATTGCAACCGCTCACGCAGGAACAATTCGATGCTACCCCTAAGGACACTATAAGGGACAATCTCAACCTAATGGTGCGAACCATGGATGAATATATGCTCCGGCGAGCGGCTGCGCTTCAAGCTACAGGCGCACTCACCACAGAAGAGGAGAGCGAGATTTTCTCGTACATCCAAAGCGGCAACGCGAATGCGTTGCCCGACCGCTATTGGAACTTGCTCTTCCCGTCTGGCGATGGGAAAATCGGGTAGTGCCCACATACGGCGACTGGGCGGGAGTTGGGGCCTGTGCCAACAGAAGGAGAATATCTATGCGACACCTACTCATCGGGCTCTTGTTAGGCGTGGTGCTCACGTCGGCCTTTCCCGTGACCGCCACGAGCCCCGCACAGGAAGCAGCCGACCGGATCAGGCAGGCCGACCAGGACTATCAGCGGGGGATTGAGCAGCGAGAGCGCCAACGGGCTCGTCAGGAGGAACGCGCTCGGAAGCCGTGCTAGACGCAGGCTCCGGCGTGGTCTCCCCCTGAAGATCGTGCTCGACGGCCCTGCCCTCCTGTTCCGCGTACTGGAGAATGTCCGCGTCCGTCAGGCCGAGCTTATCCTTGATGATCCGCTCGGTAATCAGGTTTCTCGATTGCAGGATCAGTATTCGTGACCAGAGTTGATCCGTGAGCGTCGCGTGATCCCGCATCGTCCGTCGCACGTCACGGAGTTGTATCGCCAATTGTTCGCGTGTCGGTGTCATGTGCCCTCCCTAGAGTGAGTTACCCTTCCTTGTACCAGATCACAGGACCGCCGTTGCAGGAGCAAGCGTCGGTACTCGTCCGCATCCTCGTCAGTCAGCGTCCCCTGGTGCGCCAGCGCCTCCAGCCGATGCTGGACACGTTGACGCATCACCTCAGCCGACTGGCCGATCAGCCTCCCGGACGCTTCCGCCTGCTGGATGGCCGCTTCAATGTCAGCCAAGCCATGCCGGAGTGCGGCCCGACTGTGATAGACGGACTGCCCCTCCTGTGTGGCGGAGTCCGCTGAGGGCTGAGGTTCAGGCTCCGCGCGAGAGTCCGTTGTAGACGGCAGCGAGTCCGGTGTCATCAAGTCCCTCGTAAGGCGATGTGAGCAGGTGTCTGAGCCCGGACTTCCGTTCGATCCGGGCCTTCTTCTTGCGATCCAGGTACGTGTCGGTCTGGAGCGTCACCACATCTACGTCATGGGTCTGTCCCAGCCGGTGAATCCGGCCCGTGCGCTGATACCAGGTCTTCGCGGTGTGTGGCAGATCGTAGTGGATCACGGCCTGTCCCCGCTGGAGATTGGCCCCGACCGCACCCGCGTCCGAGAGGATCATCACGTCCGCTGTCGGGGCCTGTCCCTCCAAGCCCTGAAACGCCGCCTTCTTCCGCGCCTTGTGCGTCCCACTGTCCTTTCCCGTCAGCGTCGCCACGCGATGCCCGGCCTGCGTCAAGGCCCGTTCCAAGTGCGCGACGGCCTCCAAGTGGTGCGCGAAGATCAGCACCGGCTTGCCCGCTTTCTTGTAGGCGTCCATGCGCGACAGCACGGTCTGCGTCTTGGCGTTCGTGCCTGCCTCGGTGAGGTTCAGCACCCGCTCCAGCGCCGTATCACGGAGGATGCCGAGATTGTTCTGAAGATGCCGGGCAATGGCCTCCTGCGTCCGCCCCGCCTGCCGCTCGAAGCTCGACGGACTCAACGCCTGGACCGCTGCCACATCCACCGTGCCCGCCGCCCGTGCCCGCCGCGCACGCTGGTAGGCGTCCATCATGCCCGCATAGGCCCCGCGCTGTTCCGGCGAGAGCGGCACGGTGACATCCTGCTTGTGCGCCTGTACCCCCGGATCAATCCTGCCGGGATAGATGTACCGGCGCATTTCCCGGCGGAGCGCCTCTTGTGCAGCATCGGTATTGACGCCGTATTTCGCCAAAAACGCCCCGCGATCCGCGTACCGTGCCGGGTCCATCTTCTTCAGTTGATCGTGCAACTCCGACACGTCATTCTTGATCGGGTCAGCGGATGCGGACACGTAGTAAAGCGTGTCCGCACTCAGCGCGTCCAACACGCCCGCGAGAAGGCTATCCGGCTTGCCCTTCCGATTCAGCGCGTCGTGGGCCTCATCCACATTCAGGTATTGCCAGGCGATCCCGGCTTTTTCCAGCGCCGAGCGGAGCACCGCCCGACGGCTGGCAGGCGGCGCGGCCATGAACTTCGCTCCAGCCTCGTCCTCGGACCAGCCGTGATGCGCCGCCATGATCTTGACCAGATCATCCCGCAGGGCTTGGTGCGTCACGACCGCAAAGTGGTTCGACTGGTTCTTGTACGCCGCCAGGCGGGTGTCGAAATCGGCTCCCGGCTGAGCAAACCACTGATACTTCCCCGGCTCCATCATGTTTGCCGCTTCCGCGCCGAATTGATCCTGGACGATGGACGGCACGGCAAAGATGCCGTGTTCGACCTTGCCCTGTTTGTGCAAATGCGTGAACGCTCCCAGCGATATTGAGGTTTTCCCGCTACCAGTCCCCTGGGCCAGCACCACCCGTTTCGTATGCTCCAGCATCTTGATCGCCCGCTGCTTGTTGATGAACCGCCCGTCCATGCCCATGTCAGGGGCCAGCTTCACAGGCCGTTTCGGGTCAAAGTTCCGGGCCACCTGCGGGAGCATCGCCGCAAGCTGATTCTCCACCGTCCGTCCCAGCGTGTACCGCTCATCCTTCGCGGGTCCCTGTGCCGGATTCGGCCCCGTCTCCGCAAAGAACATGCTCCGCTGGTTTTGATCGGCAATGGCCGCCATCTCCCGTGTCCGGGCCAGCTTATCCTTCACGCTCCCTGTCGCGTATTTGCCCTCTATCCGATTGCGCAGCGCGTCCACCAATTGCCGTTCCTGCTCCAAGCGGGCTTCGCGGGCGTCCGGGTCCACCGCATCCAAATGGGCGAGGTTCCCGCTCAACACCGTGCGCCCGATCTTGAGCGGGGTCTTTGTGAGCCGTCCATACACGTCGGCAAAGTCCTTCACCAAGTCGCTCTTGAGCACGTCCTGCACGGCAGCATAGGCTCGTGCCCGCCCACGATGGAGCGCCACATACTTGTCCCACGTCAGCCCGGTTTCCCGCGCTCGCTCAAGAATGGCCTGCCGCTGACCGTGCCACTCACGCCACGCCGGATTCTCCTGCACCCCAAAGAGACCGTCCGATTCCTTCGCCGGTTCCGGTCCCAAGCTCGCCATGTCCTCCTGTGTCGCCGTAGCCTCTTCCGGGTTGGCAAAGCGGCGCTCAAACGTGTCCCGCAGGAGGTCTTGATCGCCCCGCGTGAGGTCGCCCACATTGCGAAAGGCCACCATGCGTCGGGGGTCCTTGGCGAGCGCCCGGTGCAGCGCCTCAAAGGAGTCCGGCGAATCCATGGTGATCCGCTGGGCATGGAGCGGCGCGGCGTCCGGGCCGTAGCGCTCTCGCACAAATCGCTCTGCCATCGCTTCAAAGGCGGCAGCATGGCTCTCTGCCAGGACGGCCTGTCCCTGCTCATTTCTGAGCGGCGCCACGGTGTCAAGGGCGGCAAAATAGGCGTCCTGCTGATCGTCAGGGACAGCCTGCAAGACGGCATCGGACAAGAGCGACGAGTAGATGCTGGCAATCGGTTCCCCATCCGCCATCCGCGACCCGATATAATCCTGAAGGTCGGCCACATGATCCCCGGTTGAAGCATAGGACTTGGCGAACGCAAGGGCTTGCTCCGTGGGGTCGGTAAAGGTCGTCAGCGGGCGCCGGACAAACCCATGCGGGAGCCAGCCGTCTTCATCGTACCGCCCCGCCAGTATGTCCGCCGTCTTCTGCATGTGGGCCGTGTCCGCCGGGTCTATCCGCTGCGTAAGTGCGCCGATTCCAGAGTCGCGCACGGTCAGGTAGCGATTGGTCCCATCGGAGTCAATCTGATAGTCGTGAGCGGCCAGTCCTAACGCCCGTGCCTGCTGGACGGCCGTGGCCGGCGAGATCGGACCCAAGGAGACTTGTATCTGCTGGACGGGCGGACTCTTCAGCGCAACCTCCAGCGCCGCCGTCGCCTCCATCTCTCCCAGCGTCGTGCCCAGTACGGCCCGCGCCTCCCGGAGGAGGTCCAGGCGATGCTCGTTCAATTCTTGGGCCAGCGCCAGGTCGGACGGGTGATCCGCTGGCCCCAGCGCGATTTCCGCCGCCTGATCCCGGAAGTCCTGCGCTTGCCGGAGCGCTTCCTTCGCCGCCTCCTGATGATGCTCGCTGTGAAAGGTTTCCAAGGCCGTCGCCATCCGCGCCACTTCGGCTGGGGCCAAGTCCCGGTGCATGGCATAGGCCAGCGCCCTCGCGGCCCCGGCAATGCCCATCACGTCCACCGTGTCGCGGGGGAGCACATCCTGTCCGGTCAACACCTGGCAGGCTTTCGTCAGGGCCGTGGCGCCGCCCACGGCCAAATGTCGCCGCAGAGTCTTGGCCTGCTCGGTCGCCGTGAGGACTTCCGTAGGGTCGCGCTCGACTTCGTTGAGAAAGGACACCGAGAGGTCTTGGCGCTCACGGTCCGCCGCGTCCCGCTCCAGTTCCGCCAGAATTTCCCCGGCCCCGACTGGCGTGGCTTCCAGCACCATCGCCTTGCCGACCGGCTCGATCTGCCCGCTCCGAATCTGCGCGGTCTTCTTTCGCGCATCGGCTTGCGCCGCCTTGAGCTGCTTCGCCTCTGCGAGGAGTGCCGTCACCTGACTGATCGGCACCGGCTGTGTGCGCCGGTCGGCGGTCCGCAGGGTTCCGTTCGTCTCCGCCATCTGCACTTCCGCTCGCGCACGGGCCATGGCCGCGCCCATCCGCTCCGTCATGGCACCCGCGCCCGGTGGCAGATCGGCCTGCTGCCGGGCCTGAATGTCCGCGACCTCTGACTCCAACTCCTCGTCGGTCAAGCCGTGCTCTTCAGCCTTCCGTCCGTACTCTGGGGCAAAACCGAGTCCCCGCTCTTCTAATGGGTCCGGGCGTAGATCGGTCAGCCCGATCACCGCCTGGGCGCGCTGAAACAAGGGCATGTCCCCCAGCCCCGCAGCCGTCCGCATCTCCGCATCCATCAGGAGTCGGTCCCGCGTCTGCTGCACCACCGCCATCGCCTCCCGCAACAGTCGGCGATGATGCCTGGAGGCGGCCAGCTTTTGCCCGGTGTCGCTGAGATGCGAGAGTTGGTCTGGGCGGAGATCGTACTCCTGCCATCCCATCAACTGCCCGACACGATCTATCAGGCCACGCTCCTGCCGCTGCCGGGCGTCACGGAGTCGGTTCGTCGCCGTCGTCTTCGACTCATAGGTGCCCGCCTCTTTGTCGGCGAGCGCCTGCGCCTTGTCCGCCTCGCGCTTCGCCTTGGCCTTCTCGCGGGATTGTGCCTGATAGTCCGCGTCCGACTTGACCCCCGTGAGCCGCAGATAGTTCAGCTTGCCCGCCGCTCCGCCCACCACATGCCATGTCCCAGGCGAGCCCTTCGACTCACGAATCATCACGTGTTGCCCCTCCGAGCCAGCGCCGTGCGGATGCACCGTGATCCAGCGTGTCCCGACGATATTCCCCTTGCGGAACAACGGCCCCCACAAGGCCGACCAGAGGGCCTTGAGGATACGCGGCCTGTCTTTCGTGGCGGTGAGCTTGACCGTGAACTCCGCCATCGGCATGGCCGTCATGGAGCCGCAAAACCGCATGTCCGTATAGTGCGCGAAGTAGGCGTTGAGCGCGTCCAAGTCTGAGGCAAATCCGAGCATCGCCTTGTCTTCATCGTAGGACAGAAAATCCGGCGGAGCCATTTGATGCACGATGTAGGCGTGCGAAGCGTGGCGCTCCGGGCCGAGGAAGCAATCCACATGATCTCCGTCCATGCCCTGCGAGAGCCGGAGATAGCCGTAGGGGTATTGCATCGTGGTTGCGCCGGTCTTGCCAGTGCGGTCCCGCCAGCGCCGGATGCTGCCCGCCCGGTTCTCAATCGTGATCGGTAGCCCCTGGAACTCGGTCTTGTAGTCAATCGGATGCCCGCCGCCGGAGATGCCCTTCACCATGGCGTAGGCTTCGTCTGGCTCCGGCAATTCCTCCAAGCCGATATGGGTCTTGAGGACCAGCGTGGAGACCGTCTCTCCATCCGTCCGCACGTCCTGGCGTATCCTGGCCTTGAGGATGGCATCCCCAGGTACACATACGCCTCCGGTTCGTTCCTCTTCCCCGCATATCCGGCAACGAGGATGACCATTCTTGAAAGTCCATTCCGCTGGGTGAAACTTGTGTTCGCGCCGTGCCTCCTGAGACTGGGCACGCTCGCGGATCAGTTTCGATTCTTCCTCATAGGTGACGGACTTTCTGAGGTGCTGACGGATGCGGGCCGTGGCGAAGAGAAGCAGTGATCGGATCATGCCGGGTACAGACACTCCTCGCAGACGTAGTCCTCCGTGACGGTGTGCCCGTGGTCCGGCTCGCCCGATTGCAGATCGGCCACCGACACCAGCCCGACCGCCTTCTGGACGAAGGTGCATTGCGACTCGATCCCGGCCTTGATCTCGATCTTCGCTCCGCATTTCTCACATCGTTTTGTCATGGGAGCCGCCTTCTTAACAGCTTCATCGCGCCTGTGGCATTGTGTCTCTGGTGGCGCAGCCCCATTGAAGCGAGGAGCGAACTGCGGCATTCGTGTCGTAGGTTCTCAGTAACGATTCCGCGCCACCACCCCACACTAAAACCCCGCATCCTCATCGAACAGGTGATAGGGCTCGCCCGTGTCCGGGTAGGTGCAGTCCGGGTCGCCCCAATTGCCGAACGCGCGGGCCTTCTGTTCCTCAATCGCATAGGCCAGCAGGTAATCATCGGTCGTCACCGGCAGATGCGCCTCCGCCTCCGGGTCCGTGGAGGCCCCCAGGATGTAGCATTGCGCCGCGCCGTATCCGTGCTGCTTCAGCATTCGCTTCACGGCCCACCAGTAGCAGCCGAAGAGATAGTACCGGCGCGGCTCCGCCTGGAGCATCTGCACGAGGGTCCGGCAGACGCCCTCTATGTCCGCAACTGGTTGGAGTCGGTCATCGGCCATGGTTGCGCTCCCCCTTGCCAACAATCATAGATTGTGCTAGTCTTGTACGCATGGAATATGCCATTGCCAACGAACCTCAGATCACGGATGATGACGCCGCCGAAAGACTACGAACCCTATTCGTTGATCTCGTCGGTCCAGAGCGGGCACCGTCTTTGATAAAGGCTTTTTCCGAAGGTCTTGCCACACACCTCGAAGCAGTTCCACAGCCCCGCTAATGCGTTTTTCGCTGACGCCTTGGGACTCTAAGACAAGGCGTAACTCTTCTGCCGCTTCAGTCACATCGTCAAACTGACGCAATCTGAAAACCACCTTCTTTATATCAAGGCGCATCTGCTCTTCCGCTTCACTGAACTTCGGTGTTGGCTTTCGCGGATGCCGTGTATCCGCTCGTCTGGCACGCTCGATCTCTTCTCTCCGCTTGACTTCCTCATCATCGGGCGGCGTTCCCCCTTCGCCAGTATCCGGCGCGTGATGCGGCTGACTCCCGCCGAGGTTCCCCGGCCTGCCGCGATGTCCGAAATCGCCGGAACCCGGCCCGCCCTTCGTGAAGACCAGCAGCGGACGGCCACTTACCGCCTTGGCATATGCGCCCGCCCCCGTTGAGGCGTGGGGCCTGTATGCCGCGATCATCGTAGCGGCTTCCGACCACCCAAAGGTGTCCCGCAGCGCGGCCAGATGCGGCGTAGAGGGATAATAGCGAGACGACCCACGCCGCCTAAACGACGGGCGAGAGGCAGCCTGCTCGCGCTGTTCCTTCGCGGCGTGCGGGATCAGCCGGTCCGCGTAGTGCGGCGTCGGCAGGATAAACTTTCCGCCCCGCACCACATCAGGCGACGTAGAAGAGTTGACCTTCTCAGGGAGGCCCCGTGCATTGAACACCCACGTATCGGACCAGTCTTGAGGCTCATCCTCAGAATTCTCCGTAAAGCGCCGTTTCAAGTGCTCCTGGATAGACCCGTCGTGCGCATCCACGACATGCGGGTCTATCTGACGCAACGGTTCCGTCCTCGTCAGTTGCGGGATCAGGCTCTTGATCTCGTCGTGCGGGTCCACCGCTGCAATTGGGATTAGGCCGCTATCCAGATCGTCGCGTGTGACCGTGTAACTATCTCTCGCAGAGTGGTCCGTCAAGACCGACCCCACAGGCCGCATCGTTACGTCCTGTTTGAGATGGTCCACCGCCGTCACGACCCACGTGCTCGGCTGGTCGCTCCAATTTATCGGTGCCCGCTCGCGCCCCGCCATCTCGAAGGTGGCCCCCTCATAGAAGGCATGGCCCGTGGTCGGGGCCAGCACCATCGGCCCGTCATAGGTAAGGACGGTCTTATCTGGCAAGTGCTCATCCGCCTGGAGCGTGTCGGACATCCGAGCAATCCGCATCTTCAGCATCGCGGCCGATTGCGAGTCCTTGTTTTCTAACTTCGCGTAGTTCGCCTTGAGCGCGATCAAGGTTCGTGCCGACGCAATCGCCTCTACCTGTTTCACGGCCTTGTACTTCGCCATTTGCATGGCCGTGTTCTTCTGGAGTTGCGCCCGCGCCGCGTCCGGGTCCTCAGCCATCATCACCATGAAATCATCCTGGCTGTAGGTGCCGCCGCCCTGCTCCGCCGCCAAATTATCCAGCCGGTCCCGACCGTGCCATAACTGATCCATCCAGTTTTTCTTGCCCGCAATGATCTGATAGCGGTAGCCGTCAAAGCTCTTCTTCGCCAGGTAGGTATGGACGTTCACCGCCTCGCGCTTGTTGCCCTGCCGAATGCCGCGCCCGTTCCGTTGCTGGAGGGAGGACGGTTCCCACGGCAGGTCCAAATGATGGATGTCCGACGTGTACCGTTGGAGGTTCACGCCTTCGCCCATCGTCGCGGTGTTTCCGATCACGATCTTGAGCTTGCCGGACACATACGCCTCCGCGATGTTCTGCCGGGCGGCGCTATCCTCTGCTTCCTGGGCATTGATGATCCCGATTTGCTCCGCTGGGATGCCCGCCGCAAGCAGCCTATTCTTGATCTTCTGGTGGACCTCAATCTTGTCGGCGAAGATGACTTGCCCGCAGTCCGCACAGTCCTTCATCGCTGCCATGATGGTCTTCACGCACTCATCGTATTTGGGACTCCCGCTGTCCTCATGCCCCAGGAGCGTCAGGTCCATCGCCGCCTTGTCCATCTTCGTCATCACGGAAAAGATGTGCGCCTCGCCCGTGGACTTCGCGCCCACGTCCGCCATCTTCTCGCGCAGGTCGGTATAGACGGCCTGCTGCGCGGGCGTCATGTCCACATAATGCTCATGGACAGATTTCTGCGGGATTTTCAGCCCGACCTCATCCGCCGTCTTGCGGTAGAGGTAGCGGCTCATCACCGACCGGACCTCATTCATGTTCTTAAAGCCCGTGACGACCGGGGACTCTTTCACATTGTTGTTCGTATCCAGAATGGTCCGCTGCTGAATCTCGCAGTAGCGGTCTATGAAGTCCTCTGAGTTGCGAATCCCGCGCCGCTCGAACTCTTCCGGCGCGATATGCGACAGCATCGAATAGACTTCCAGTGGCGAGTTCTTCGTCGGGGTGGCCGTGAGGAAGAACACGCCCTTGTTCCCGTTCGCCTCCCGCACGGCCCGTGCTTTATGCTGCATGTCGAGGGAGCGTTTGGAGAGGCCGGAGCCGCCCAGGTATTTCGGCTGGCCGCCGAACCGCGAACGGGAACTGTAGAGATTCTTAAAGCAGTTGTGGACTAGGATGCCTTCGGCGAAGTAGTTGTGGTGGTCTGCAACTTCGATATTGTAGACAAGACCTTCTGGACACAATCCTCCAAATCTTCCATCACTCGTTGGTTGGTGAATCTCAACACGGTCCACCCTAATTCCTTCAATTTGGCGTCCTTCTTGGCATCCATCATCTGGCGCGAATAGGCCAAGTGGCTGTCTCCATCCACTTCCATCCCGACCTTGAGGCAGCAATTGCCGATGTCTATCTTGTGGTGACAGGTCGCAGTCATGGTAGCTCCCAGCAGTTCGTATATCCATGCTATACACGCTATCACGAATTGTCAAGGCAGCGCTCTCTCGGTATCCGCTCTCGGTGTAGACCGGATGATTGCCCGTACAGATGAGCACACGGCCATTCGCCAAATGCACCGATACCAAGGTGGCAGGCACTCTCCGCTGTACGTCGGTCACGGCCTTGATCTCGGTGCGCCCGGTCGCATGATTAAAGGCTGTGATGTGATCCCCGACGCGAAGCTGCTCTATCGGAATGCCATCAATACATGTGCCAGCGGGAAAACAATGCCCCTCATCGGCAATCAGAAGGTCCACGCCCAGCTTGTTCCAGTAGAGCGCTTGTGTGCGCTTCTCGAAGTCTCGCGTGGCCATCGCCTGCTCGTAGGCGGCCCGAATTTTATTGACCTGCTTGTCCCCTGCCTGTCCCAATTGGTCCCCGCGCTGCACCCAAAAATCGCTATTGAGGTACTCCCCCTTGGCAATCGGGTCCACGTCAATATCGTTGAAAGCCGGCATCGTGCAGAGGATCAGATCGTAGTTGCCTTGCGCGACCATGTGCCACTTCTTGTCCCGCTCGTCCTTGGAATCCGACTTTGCCTTGAGTGTCCCGTCCTTGCCCGTCGAGTACGTTTCGCCGATCACAAGGACGTTCATCCCCGTCGTGAAGGTATTGATCTCGGACATCCAGTTGGCCGCGACTGACTTCGGCACCACGACCACGGGCCGTTTCGCTTGTCCCTTCGCCCGCAACGTTTTAACCAGCGCAATCGCAGCGGCCGTGTTATGCGTCACGATAAAATCGTCAGTGACGTATAACTTGCTAGGGTGGGCGACTCGAATGCACTGCGCGGCCTGTTTCCCTATGGGTTCCACCGAGACAATGTACCGCGTCGGAAGATATTTGCTCTTCGGTCGCACACGCGCCAATTTCCGAGGCAGCCGGAATGGTGCCATTTGCGGAGGCATTCGCAGATGCACGGTATAACTCGTCAACCCGGTGCGCTTCTCTCCCTTATACGTGAAGGTCGGCTTCTTAGCGCGGATGGTCGCATTGCATCCGAGGCTCTGGGCCAGAAACCGCACATCGTCCGCGAGGCGTCTCGATGACGAACTGAACTGCACCGTCACGCCACGCGTATCCACATACCCATCGGTATCTAAGAGCCCTTGCAACAGTGAGAGCCGCACCTCTTCGCTGTTCCACTTGTATCCGTCAGGGACGAACTTCTCTTCTGACTTCAGACCATCCAAGCCGAATGCGCTCAATAGGCTTCTGAACGGCGGGGTGTCGCCGCGCCGGTTCTTTCTGATGATCCGATACGTGGGACACCGATCTGGCCCCACGGACTGTTGCGAGGTCGTGTAGTCGGATGGCAGCAACCGCTGAAGCGTCTCGATTATGTCCGGTTCTGGATTCGCAATGGACGTACACTCGTGGCGGAAACATCCATCACCAAGGAGGACGCCCATAACATACGGATCAAGCGACACTGGACGTTTCTGCAACTGCACCGGAGCCACCATCGGAATCGCGTGATTCTTTATCCCTCGATAGGTCAGACTCGCTCTAATCTCCGAAAGAGGCCGCACACGAGGGCTTCCAGATACGGGATAGCCTCGCCGTGCATTGTTCTTCTCCTTGTGCGTGTGGGTCATCCACAGATGGTCGTCGCAGCATTCCGTGACGGCTCCATCATGGCATGTGACCCGGTAAATCTCCTGTTCGCCTTGCGGATAGACGCCAAGAACCGTCGTGGGCGTGCCATCCGCAGCCATCACCGTATCACCGACATGGATGTCCCCCATCCGCGTCCATCCGGTCGGCGTCAAGAGTTTCGCATCAAGTGGTTGGGCCTTGCCCAGCCCTACGTCATAGGCGAGAATGCCCTTGCCTTCCTCGACAGCCCAATGGAGTGCCGGGTACTGGTAGGCATTCAGGGTCCGCTCTGCGCTCCACCCTGGAATCTCCATTGGCGCACCACTGTAGGACTTCGTGCGGTAGCCGTTGTAGAGCCGGTTATACAAGTCTTCGATGGTGCCTCGATGCGAGGAGGTGGCTAACCACGCCTGGAATTCCGCCTCCATCGTCGGAATCGTTTTCCAATCGTCTTCCTGCATCGCCAGGCGGTTCAGGTACTTTTCAAAGAGCGGGTTGAGCCAGCTTTGCCCCTGCGTGCGCTTGATCGTATAGATGCCGTCGTGAAACTCGACCTGGTACTTGACCGCCTCGGACTTGTCGCCATACTGGTTCCGTGCGCCGATCTCCGACAGATACTCACTCAGAATCTCTGTTGGTATCCACCCGGCGCGGAGACTGACTTCAAAGTCCTCCAACATCTTCGGGGCCAACGTCTCCTCCAGCCATGTCGCCTGCCGTGCCCACTGATGCCGAACCGGATCATCCGTAGCCTTGGTTCTGAGCGCCACCCGCAGCGCGTCCAGTTTCGGATAGAGGTCCCCGGCGCAGAGGTCCGCCCGGCTCCCCCAATGCTCGCCGTCCAGACTGAGCGCGTACTGGTCGGACGCATAGAGTGCGCGGAGCGCGGCGCCTTCCCCACGGCCTCCCGTCCAGTGCCGCTCAATGTCGGCGACCGTGACGCCGCGTTCATCGCCGCGCAACAGATGCCCCATCACAGCGGCAAAGTCCGTCGTGTCTATGGTCGGGACCGGTCCATTGGTCACGAGCCCTTGCAGCATTGCCGAGAACTGGCCGTCGGCGTTGACGGCGGCGATCAGGGGTAGGAATCGAGGGTCCCGTTGACCCAGCATCGCCAATACCTTGTCCGTGCTGGGATTGCCGTGGGCGGTCTGGTAGTCCGTGATCGCCTGCCGGAGATCGTCTAAGTCCTGCTTCGGATAGATGGCTCCCCCTGCGACGCCCTCTGTCACGGCAAGGACCCGCGCCGCCAGATCAAGTGCCTGTCCTTCCTTGGACGCTGGCGAATAGACCAGTTCACCGACTTGATCGGCGCGATGCCAGCGTCGGGGATCGCCATGGAGGACGTAGAGCACCCCGTTAATCAACCGCGTGGAGCCGGACGGCAGTTCAGGGTAAGGGTTCTTGAGCGCCGACGCCTGCGCCTTCTTCAGCGCCGAGGGATCGTCCTTGAGATGATCGAGTATGGTTTGAAGGTCCACGGTGGACGGGTCGGCCCGCAACGGGCCGCTGGCAATCTGCGCTTCGACGCCGAGCATATCGCCGATGACATCCAGTCCGCCACGCCAGTTCGCTTGCACGTCGCCATGGAGCCGCCCACGAGAGGAGTCCTCAAATATTTTCCCGTCCATCCAGGCGGCATCCCACACGCCCAGCGCCTTGAGCGTGGCTGTGCTGACGGTCCCCAGGGCACCAGCCACGTCCTGGGGGCGTTTCCGCATGACCAGGACATCCGTCACGACCTGTGTGCCGGCATGGGCAAAGGCCGTATTCGGGAGCCGGTGCGCGGCCACGACTTCGGCTTTGCGGAGGATGCGCTCCCGGAACGTGCGCGAGGTCTGATTCGTGGCGATGCCATGGGGCACGACCAGGGCCACAATGCCGTGATCCTTGGTCTTGTCAAGGCACGTATCGAGGAAATACTCTTCCGCGTTGCCGAGGTCCGGCTTATCGTGCGCAGCCCACGCGCCACGGACGCCGAACGGCGGATTGCCAACCACTGCGTCATAGCGTGTCGGGTCACCGATGGTGACGAAATCCTCCAACGCGGAGGACACAACGTCATCGTCGGGGTGCAATTTTCGGTTGATCCGTGAGGCCGTCTCGTCGAGTTCCACCGCCGTCATGGTCACGCCGGCGGGCTTCGTTTCCTGGAACACGCCGGTCCCGCTGGAAGGTTCCAGCACATGCGCGCGCGCATCCAGCCCCAAGCGCGTGAGCACCTGCCAGATCGACGCGGCCAGCGCGGGCGTCGTGTAATACTCGTTCAGATTGTCGCCGATGCCCCCGTTGCCGCTGTAGAGCGCCAGTTTCTTACGGGCCGTCGCGTCCGTTGAGAAGAGGCTCTCCATCGCCTCCTCGTTCGCCTTCTTCCGCTGTGAGGGTTTCCAGTTCGCTTGCGCACCGAAGACGGGCAAGGCGGCCTCAACCTGTTCCCAGGACTCGCCGTAGGGGATCGCTGAGGGCGAAGCAGGCTTCGAGGGACGGGCGCGTGTCGGTGGCGGCGTGGGGGGCGGTTCGACCTTTGGGGCGTCCGGCCTCGGAGCCTTGGGATCGCTCCGATCCTCCCATGCGGGCTTCTCCAGGGTCGAGAATAGGTTCAGGGCCGACTGATTCGGCAGGCGCGGATGCTTGACCTCTGGCTTGCGCTCACGGCGCTTGTCGTAGTGCTGGTCAACCCAGGTGCCACCCTGCGTCATATACCCGGCCACCTTTGTTTTCAGGAAGATGAGGAGTCTGTTCATGAAGGCCCCTTATTAGGGGCTGCTAATTGTTTCAACCGCCCATCCAACGCGGCAATCTTCTCCAGCGTGGTCAGGCGTTCAGCACGAAGAATCCCGGAGACAGTCGGCTCCAGGTTGGGCGTGTCGAGGTCGAAATCCAGGGTATGCAGGGATTTGACGAGGGCCGTGCGAACGGACGCCGCACGGGCGCAGGCGGCCTTTAGGGCTTGCGCGGAACCGGCACGGTACGGAGGCCAGCAATGACCCGATCCATGTAGTCGTCGTCCATGCTCCCGAAGAGCTTGCACACCTGGTCCTGCTTGGCTTTTTCGGACAGGAGCGGACGCACTCCCAGCACCTTCTGCCCGCGTACCTTTTTCTTGAAGAGTAGCCTGCTGATTCTTGGGAACATCGGTGTCATACCTCCTGAAGCGGGCGACACGCGAATCACCCTTCAAGGCATTATAGGTCTGTTCGGGCTTGCCGTCAACCACATTCACCACATATTCTGGGGGCACAAACCGGCCCTTGTCCCGGAAGCGGGCCACGGCCCGCGCCGCCGCCTTTTCAATCGGCAGGTGCGCGTAGAGAATCGTGATCTGATAGCCGTGCCGGTGGTGAATGTCCACCATCTGTGTGATCTTCTCGGTGTTGGCCCCGGTGACATCCCATATCGTATGGTGCCGACGCCGAAGCACTTCTGGCGCAATCAGTTTCTCCGCAATATAGCTGGACTCCTCATGGACGAGTCCCGCATTGCGCCCGTTGTACTCCGGGAGTTGTTCCTTCACGTCATCCGCATTGATGACGGTGAACGCCACGCCCAAATCTTTCGCCGCAGGCTGCAAGGCCGAGGTTTTTCCCGACGCGGGAGCGCCCATGAGAAAGACGCACTGCGGTTGCTCGCCTTCCTTCGTGGCCGCCTTCGGGTTTAGTATCTTATGGACAATCCGCTCATGTTTCCGCCGCCGAGCGATCGTCCACTCGCCCGTCGCGGCGTCTTTGTGCTGCCGGTCAGTCGCAACGCCATTGCTGACTTCTTCGCGGGCGGATGCGAGGTCATGCGCGGCATAGATGTTAGCCAGCCATTCATCCATCTTGCCCGGCTCTGCCGGTTCGACGACATGAATGGCGGTCTTCTGAGCCGACACCGTGCGCGGGCGCGGCTCCTGGACATCGTTGGGCGGTTTATGCCAGGCCCACACCTTCTGCTGGGCCGTCGCCCGTGAATGCGGCTGAGCGGGCGTGGCCGACTTGCGCTGGTCGTCATGTTCGCGCACCGTGGTTCCATCCGAGCGCGTGTAGGAACGGATACGAGCTTTGGTCAACGGCATGGCCTTCTTGACGAACGCCAGCAGGCGCGAGGGCAGACTGGCCTTCTGCATCCGCTTGTCATCCTCCGCCAGTTCCCGTTCCCACGCCGCCTGCCGTGCCTGTTCCTCGCGGTCGTATGCCTCCTTGCGGGCTTGGCGCTGCGCCTCGAACTCCGTGCGTTGACGTTCAGGGTCCTGCCCGGACGGAACGGTTAGATCATCGTGATCGGGCCACGCTAATTCCTCTGGTTGATCCGGATCGGTCAACCCGATGAACGGATGCGGTCCGCCCGTCTCCAGTTCACCCACAATCATCCGCTGTGATTCCGTCTCGCCACATCTGACCACGCCATGATTGCGCACTACTTGACCAATGTAGGCCGTGGTGAAGTCGAACGGCTGGTCACCGTGCTCCAGCGCCGCATCGTAGGAGGCACGGAATCGGCGTTCCCCTTCGTGTTTCTCCTCCTCATAATGTTTCTTCTCGTCCTGGCGCTGGGCCTCCCGTGCGGCTGTCCGGCGCGTGATTTCAGGGTCGTGCTGCACCGTCCAGTGCGGAGTGAGGGCATAGGTTTTTCCGGTCCCGCCACCGCCGCCGATCAGCGCGGCGGTTTTTGTCACCCGCACACGCAGTTGCGCCCCCTTGCGATAGACCTCTCCGTGGATGGAGGCGGGCGTGCCAAACGGCCCTGGCACCCTCTGGTAGACCGCATCGCCAACTTGTGGGACCAGGCGACCATCGGGATACGTGACACGCTTCGGCGTGGGCGCGTTCTCGTGGATAGGCTCCGACTTCTTCTTTCTGGTCGCCGTATGCGTCTTGACATACGTCACCGTCCCTGAATGGTCCTGTCGGAGATGTCCTTCGACCGGAACTTTCTCGTTGCGAAAAAAATGCCCCTGCACGGCCTTCCGAAAGAGGAGCAGCTTGCGCCGCAATGTCTTGGCGAGTTGACGCACAAAGTCAATGCTCCCCACGTCAACGCTGAACGGCAACCGCATCTCCCGAAACATCCAGTCGAGATACCCAGGGTCTTTTTGTTGCAGCCTGCTCAAGGTGGCGCCTCGGTGTTTGCCAAACCCAATGGTCGCGTCCGGCCAGTGACCAGTCGGTGTTGCTGGAGCAAATCGGGCATAGGCACCAAGGGCTCCTATTGGGAATTTCGGAAACGCCACATGCGACGGCGGCGGTACGGTGAGTGGCGTGCGCGTACTGGAGGCGGTGGTATCGGCGGGGGCGGTGGGCGCAGGCGCGACCCCGTAGTGCGGCAATCCGACCTGTCCAAGATCGACATGACGGGCCTCCCAGACGCCGACCGACCCGCCTTTCACCACACCCTCCAATGCCTCATCGCTCAACGTGCTCAACTTTTCAATATCCAAGTTGGCCACATCTCCTTGCACGGTCGCGCCCAGCAATTTCAACTTGGAGTGAATAATGTCCTGATTCCACTTGTCGATTGCGGTGCCATGCGCGGACAGAAAGGTGGCCATACAGCGGCTTTTGGTCGTGAGGCGATTGATCCGTCCCAACATCTGCACCGCGTCCGTCGCCGCAAACGGCGCCGTCAAAATCACCATCGCACGCGGGGCGTGGCCGGTCGTGTCATCGAGACTCAGGCCGGTGCCCCCGGCCTGCGGCGTCATAATGGCAATCTTTGCGCGCCCCGATTGGAACGACTCAATCTCCTGTGCGGCTTTCCTTAGATGTGCGCCGTACAATTTCGCGTGAGGCAGGCCGGCGTCCTGAAGCCGTCTTGAGAGTTCCGTCAACGTCCCGATAGTCGTAATCGCGTCGCTCTCCTCTGCATTGAGCCAGGTCGGGAGGTCGCTGGTCTCGACTCGGTTGGCGAAGACGACCACCTGACGGCCATTGCGCAGATGGTCTTGGATGGCGGCCATTGCTGTCTCAAGTTTGCGCGGCTCCAACAGATTCCGCAGTTTTTGGAGGCCGGTCATTTTTATGACCCCACGCCGTTTCGGGTCCGCGCCATCAACCGTGCGATTGAGGGCCTCATACTTGTTATCTTCGCGGGCTAATTCGTCGGGCGTGAGCGCAATCGGAGCCGTCGAGACAGTCAGATTGTCCATCGAGACTTCCCGTTTCACCATCAAACCACGTTTCGTCAAATCATCGAAAAGGCCCATGACGCGCATAAGCGCCTCGCGCTCCGGCACAGTACGTTTCCAGGCCGACACCCCCCGCGCCACTTCGGCCCACTCATACCCTAACATCCGCATCGCTTTGGTATGCGACCAGCCGAAGGCTTCCGCGAGATAGCCGAAATGCTCGGCTTTGTCCCCTGGCGTGGCGGTCAACAGCAGGGACTTCCGTGCGCGTTGCAGGAGCGCGAATCCGCGCTTGGTCTTCAGACTGCCGTAATTTTTCAGGTTATGGGACTCGTCGTAGACAACGAGGCCGGGACACGCCGCATCAAGGTCACCTTTGCCGAGGCGGGTGTAGGTGGACACATAAATGCCTGGGGTCGTCATGGCACTGGCCGACGTGATCGGCGTGATCGGAATCTCCATGACCCGCGCATCGCTGCCGAACGCTTGTTCGATAATGCGTTCGTTCTGCGTGACAATCAGGACGGATTTGGTGGGATGGGCCTCACGATAGAGTTGAGCCACGGCGAGCGCTTGGCGCGTTTTGCCTGCCCCCGTCCCATCGCTGATCAAAAAGCTCTTGGCCCCTTGCTGAAAACGCTGCCAGCACAACAAAACTGCCTCGGTCGCGTGGCGTTTTAGATGTCGTGCAAGAGCGCCGGGTACGTCCTGAGCGGCTGGTCGAACGGTGTAGTCGCTGCGGGAGAGCTTGATCCCGTCTGATAGATAGGGCTGCCCGGAGGTATCGGCAGGGCGTTCGTAGGATCGCGCTGCATTCGGAGGAGGCGGTTCTGGCGGAGAATCTCGTCGAACGCTATCTCGTAAATCAGCGGCACGTCGAACGTCTCCTCCTCGGTCTCCTCCTCGGTCTGGTTGGTCTGATCGGGATGCTGTGTCATGTGTGGCCTCCGCAATATAAAGTGATGGTATACCAGTGGACGGCGATTCTTCAATTTTTTTCCTGCGGGTGCCAATATACGGCGCGACCATGACCGGCCCCGCCTCCGTCTGCCGCATGTGGGCGGCAATCGGCACCTTGGTATCGAAGAGACTCAGTTGCGTTTTGCGGAACAGCCAAAGGCCGACGCGCTTGAACAGCGAGAGTTGGTCGCCTTTCATCTGCTGGTACATGGAGTCTTTCTTGACGAGTTCCTTCTTGGACCCGATCCAGGGCCTCGCCTCATGCGGCACCGGCTTGCCAGCCTCAACCGACAGAGCCTCCTCGCGCTTGACCCACCGACCCTCGCGCACTTCGTACCCGTACCGCTGCATCCTCTCATCCATCTCTTTGGTCGAAGGCCGGTGAGCGGCACTGAATATCGTGTCATCAATCGAGCGGCGCGTATCCTGATGCTCCTTCCCGTAGACCTGCTGGCCCGTGTGCGGGTCGGCCCGGTAGTGACCCTTGACGCGGGCCTTAGAAAAGAGTAAGAGAAGCGCCTTTTTCATAAGTGTTCCTCATTAACCGCCATGCCCAGCAGCACGCTCAAAATCACCATCCAGGTCACTGTCCCAATCACCATTCCAGCCAACACGGTGTCCCTCTTATTGCTGTGCAATCACACGCCCGTAGGCGACCGTTTTGAGCGTCCCGTTTGTACAGATATAGGAGTCCTGTCCGCTCCAAAAGCACATTTCCTCGATGGGCATGGGCATGACATCACTGCCGACAGGGTGTTCGCGCTCGCGGGAGCCAGCCATCACGGCAGGCTGGTGGGGTGTCATGCGCCCCCCATATTTTCCCAGACGGGCACCCGATCTACCGAATGAATCCGTGCCGCCAACAATTCCTTCGGCGTCCGCGTCCAGACGTAGTGGCGCACCCCCTCCGGCATATCCCCTACCGGCATATCCCCTAATTGACCATTCCACAGCATATAGGTCCGCGTGCCATCCACCTTGGCCTTGCCGTGATAGACTTGGAAGACTCGTATCTTCGGGTTGGTGCCAAAGAACCAGCCTAGCGACCAGGATACCCATGTATGCGGCCCCCATCGTACCCGCCGGATGACCCCGCACGTCCAGACGGATTCCAGGGTCGGAGCCACATCCAAAAAGAATTGCTCGTCCGGACGAGCGCCGCGCATCATGTCTATCATCGCGTGTCAATGCCTCCTATTATTCAGGGCGTTGGAGATGCCAATCGTGACCGTACTTTATACCGATAGACATGCACGGACGTAATCTCCAGGTTGGCCGCATCCTTGACCGTGATCTCCAACTTCAGCGTGCCGACCACCAAATCAGCCGGGGCAAAGAGATAGTCCACGCACCCGGCGGTCGGGGGACTCAGGATCGTCATCGTCCTGTCCACCGAGACGCCATCGGCCCGGTTCAGCCGCAGGGTACAGACCGTATGGGTCAGGTCCAGCGGGCGCGTCGTGAGACTGTCGCGGAGCGTCGGACGAAACTTCGTGCCGCTGTTCCCTGCCACCAACGCGGTCGGCATCGTTACGTCCGCATCACCTGCGAGATACGGCCACAGGACGGACACGTGATCTCATGGTCCTGCCCATCCGGCGGCACTGCCTCCACCACCAGCGTCAGATCGGCCCCACAACTACTCTGACCGACAAACTCGCCCTCATGCCACATCGCTTTCCCCGTACACCGATACGTGATCGTGTCCATGCTCCATCCTTTCTCTGTGCCTAGCGGACTAGCGGTTGTTGATTACCTCTTTCCTCGGTCTCGGTCTAGGTCTAGGTCGTCGTCCCGCTCAACTGCGTCGTGATCGTGTTCTTGAACGCCGGATCATTGACAGGCAGGTTCTCCTCCACCCACACGCCGAGCGCGGCCCCTGCTGGCAGCATACCTGTTGGAACATTCTGCGCCACCGCATCATCCACAAACGTCAGTCCGCCGGGGACCGTCTTCCGATGTGCGACGCTGACGCTATCGTCCAGGCTCGTCGCCACGGCCAGGCGATACCGATTCTGCGTGTCCGCCGTCAGCGTCAATTGCGCGTTGGTGAGCGTCAGCGTCGCGTGCGTGTTCTTCTTGAAGATTTTCTCGTACCGAATCGTGACGCCGGACTCCGAGGCCGAATCATAGAACATGCGCCGCACCGACGTAATGCCAGGAGCCATCGTCACGACGACCGTGGTGCCATTGCTCCGGTAGACTGTCACGGTCCCCGCAGCGGACGCGGAGAGGACCACCTTCATAATACGCTCGAAGGTGTTGGTCGCAAGCGCCACCTGGGTCGTCCCGGTGAGCGCCACGGCCTGGCTGACAATTGCGCCCGCCGCGTTACGGCCCGTGATCGTGATCGTCTGCGTCGTATCACCGGCGACGCTGGAGGCCGCCCTGAGCGTATCGTTGGCCGCGAGGATCAACTCATCCACCGTGCCCGCCGTATTGATCGCGCCGCCGCTGGCCGTGATATCGTTCTCCGGCATGTTGGTGCTCTGATAGGTTTTCAACTCCGCTGCTAGAATAGGCATCTGCGCTCCTCCTTGTTGTGTTAGTTGGCCGAATACCCGACTGTATCTCCAAGCGTGACCGTAAACACGACGACGGGTTCCGACACCGCCACCGGCATCCAGACCTCCGCCTCAACGTAATCAAAGACCAGATGCGCGGTGAAGTTCTCGACTGCCGACCGGTGCGACACCGGAGCCAGAAGGCCCCCGTGCTCCACCGAGGTCGGGTGCATGGCCAGAACGCCCGTGAGGGCATCCAGCGCCGACACCATGAGCGCACGCGGCGAGGACAACCCCTCCATGCTGTGCGTGATCGTCACCGACACGGACCCACCCGCTTCCACGGCGGACTGCCCCACCTGGCCGAGAGACAGCACGGCCTCTGCCGAAGTCAGTGTGATCCCGACCAGCCCGTGGCCCGCTTCGAGGGAGACGGGCCTTGCGCCGTAGAGCATCGTCCCTGCTTCGGTCGAGAGCACGTGATGCGTAAGCGCCACCGACAGAACCGTTTCCGTAGACGCCCCTTGATCCGCATTCCGGCCTTGCAGCGATTCCCCCGACGTGGCCACAACCATCGCAATGGGGTGGCCGGCTTCGATGGACGCGGCGCCCGCTCCATACACGGTCAGCATCGCCTCGGTGTGAGACGACAGACTCACCGAGACCGAGCCGATGGCTTCCATGGAAGTTGGGTCAGTCCGTGTCAGCGAACCCTGCCCTTCGACGGAGCGTGGCCCGCCGCCCAGGAGGGTCTGGATGGCTTCCAGCGCGGTCACGGCGGACTGATCGGCTGTCATGCCAGCCTCGACCATGATGCTCCCTGTGCGCGTCACCCCAAGACCTGCTTCGGTCGAGAGCACGCCACCGACCTTGACCGTGCCCACTCCTTCCAGCGAGCCCGGCTGTGTCACGGTAAGGCCCTGTCCGGCTTCGACAGCCTCAGTCATGGAGCCTGCCATCCGCAGGAGCGATTCCGTCGAACCCGTCATGCTCTGCATCAGGCCAGACACGCTCTCCAGCGAGCCCGGCTGTGTCACGGTAAGGCCCTGTCCGGCTTCGACCGAGACGGCCACCGACACCGGCAGGAACCCTCTCGCCTCGACCGATACAGCCACGACTTGGGAGAGCGCCGCTACCCCCTCGACGGACACTGGCGACGGAATCGTCAGCGTACCCTCCGTTGCGACCGATAGAACGTCCATGCGCGTCACAGTCAACCCGGCTTCCATGGACGCGACGCGCTGGGACGACAGCGAGAGAACGGTTTCGAGGGACACGGCCTCAATTGCCGCGATAGGATGACCCGCCTCAATAGAGGTCATACGAACCCCCGTGACCACTCGAAGCACGTCCACGTCCGAAACGTGCGCCCCAGCCACCTGTCCCAAGGCTTCCTGCGAGAACGTGAATCCGCGAGCGAGAGACTGTCCGGCCTCTACCGAGGCCTCCCAGTCTCTCCTGAGCACAGCCATGCCCTCGACCGATTCCATTCCGGCTGCCGTAATCCCGCGCATACCTTCCAATGAGGCCGTCACCGACTCGGTGAGCGAGTCCACCGCTTCGAGCGCGGCACGCCCTGCGACCACAAGCCATGCACCTGATTCCGCTGAGAGCAGCATTGCCTGGGATAGCCCGTGCAGGCTCTCGACTGAGGAGCCGCGCTCACCAGCCATCGCCAGGACCGTCTCCGCCGAAACAGTCTCTCCATACAGGAGAGCCTGTCCCGCTTCGACACTGGAGGGCGCCGCCGCGCCCGCCAACCGAACCCCTTCGACGGAGAGTCCTCCAATGCCAGATAGTCCTTGCTGGGCCTCCAACGACTGCATCGTGCCCATCGCAATCGGGTGCCCTGATTCAATCGAGGACGCCCGTCCCACGGACATGGCGAGGAGCGATTCCAAGGGACTGATCGTGCTGCCGGCCACGAGCTCGCTCGCCTCCACTGATCGTGCGCCGCTCCCTATCAGTACCATCCCTGCTTCCACTGGCACGATCTCCGCTATTGACACTGGCCTCAATCCTTCCACCGACGACGACAGCACGGCCACCACCAGGACGCCCGCCGCCATGTTAATCGCACGGCTATTGAGGACACTGCTATTCATCAGAGTGCCCGTGCGTACTTATACGTCGCGCCGGCAAACGACGCATAAATGTACGTCCCGCCACCTGAATTAAATCCCGCCGTCGCAGCCCGCAGCTTAAAGCCTGATGCGAGAAAGTCCAGGTCAATCGCCGTCGCCTGCGCCGCCGACGAGTTCATGAGCAATTCAAAGTTCAGCGGGTTGTACGTGTTCCTCAGCGCGTCCCAGACGTACCAATCGCCCGTTGAATCAATCCGCTTGGCGAGCACGAGCTTGGGCCGCAAGCCGCAGGACACGACCGGGCCGTCCGCCAGGCCATTCCCAACATACGAGCCAAAAAATGAGAGTCCAGACACGCCCGTAAACAGATAGGTCACGTACGTTCCGCCAGTCGCATTTGTATTATTGGTCGCATTATTCGTCACCATGAACTGTGTGGACGAGAAATTGCCGGTGCCCCATGGGGTGTTCGCATTCGCTTGCGCGGCGGGGCCGTTCAGGGGCGCAAAATACGTGGCATTCGTCATGGCTTGATGCCAGACCCAATGATCTGCGCCGGTGTCCCGTCGAAAGGTGAGCACGAACTTCGGGGCCACGCCCAAGGCATGACTGATGTTACGGTTGGCCGTGTTGTCGCCGGTGTGTAGCACGATGTCGAGGCCATACGCCGCGCCCGCCCGGTGGAGTTGCGCAACGTAGGCGTTCGTGTTCGTGTTGATTTTTGCCAGCGAGCCGATGGTGAACCCATCACTTGTGAATGCCGTGAGTCCTTGTGCCTCAGTTGTTTCTGCGCTGGCTGCAGAACTGACTAATTCTTTTTGCACAGCCCGACTCGCGTCATACCACGCCCAATGGTTGATCGCCGTCCGGTCTTTCAGGATCACAAGATCGGGCGTGAATAATTTCCCAGTCACGCTGAGCGCCGCGCCCGTGCCGGTGTAGAGCGCCGCGTCGAACGCCGCTGTTGATTTCAGTATAGGCGGCCCTGGAAGGGTTTGAGAGTTCAACGCGACATGCGTTGCGGGAATAGCGCCTGAAAATGGACGCTGGCCAAAGTTGGCCACCGACGCCGCGCCCGTCACATAGGGGATCGCGGCGGTCAAGCCGGTGGTGAGGCTCGTCCAGGCCCCCGCGCCCGTCACGTTTCGATAGTCCAGCGCCCCCGCCGTGGTGATCCGGAATCCGAATGTCGTGGCGTCAGGGACGGAGACGGTGCTGGTGATGCCGCCCGATGCCGTGATGGTACCAGCCTCCACTCCCACGGCGGCGGCCGTGATTTCCCAATAGGCATTGCTCGCCATCGCGGACTGCGTCCCTCCGGCGAGACCTGCGGCATCGAGGTTGCCGTTGCTGAGCAGGCTTGTAGAAGGCCATACCGCATTCCACGTACAATAATTCCCTCGACCGTTCAGGCCATCGTGGTAATCAGTCGGTGTGTCGGTCAGTGAGTCATTCCCAACTCCAGCGGCGACGCTGAAATTGAGAGGCGTAAAATCGTTGTTGTTGCCTGAACGATCCTTGCCCAACGTGGCGGACGTAGCCCCACTGTTGTCGGAGAAATCAAGATAGAATCCATTAGTTCCGTAGGTGCCTGCGTACTTAATCGGCACCCACTGATTCGTCGCCGAGTTAGTCGTGCCAAAGGCGCTCGGCGCGACGAGTTGCCCATCAATCAAATACATCTCCGCAAAAAGCCCATCGAAATAATCCCGACTGGTGCCGTATCCTTGGGTGCCTTTGCCCAGCGTCAAAACTCCAGAGGCCCCGTTGAGCGCACAGGTCTGATTTAGCGCACAGGTAGATACCGCCGAGGTTTGCCTCACGCCATTGACCCATAAAATTGTCCTCTCGCTCTGCGTGGCATTAGCAGAATCGAATTGGAACACGCAATGGCACCACGCAGTCGGGTCGCGGAAGAGCGCATTGGTGTAGAAAGGAAACGCGCCGATAGGCGGGAGCATCATATTGAATTGATCGCCTGCTGCATTGCTGTTTTCGGCGGTGAGGGCGAACGTGGCCGATATCTCTGTTCCTCCTGCCGCGCCCAGGATGGCACGCCCATCTCCGATGAGCCCCCGCTTCATCCACCAGCACAACGTCCAGAGTTTATTATTCGTGGGCGTGCCGATGGTGCGACTCAGATGAGCGCTGTCAACTGAATTAAAACGCAGAGAGCGGGAAACACGGTACTGGGCCGCCCCACCCCCCAAGAATATTTGTTGAGCCGCGCCCATTACGACAGCCCTGTCCCACTGATGAGCCAACTCGTCGTCGTCTTCTTAATCGCCGTGGCGAGGCCCATAGCTGCCAGCGTGCGGCTCCCGGTTGAGGAGTCTTGCGCCCAGACCAACGTGTCCGACGTAATCGCAATCGTGAGGGTATTGACCTCATTGATAAACGTGATCGTCGTCCCCACAGGGAACGCCACGCTGGCATTGGCGGGAATCGTGACCGTGCGGGCAATGTTGTCCCCGGCAGGATGGAGGAGGTGCTTGCCCGCGTCGCCCAAGACCAGTGTATAGGCTGCGCTCTGGCTGTTCTGCGGGATGTGCAGATACCCTACGGACATATCCACGTCGGGGAACGTATAGGTCCGCGCCGCTGTCGGCCCCGCCGGGGTGAAAAAGGCGATGCCCGTGCCACCGCTGGACACTGGCAATACGCCGGTGACGCCCGTCGTCAGGGACACCAGCGCCGCCGGCGCGATCATCATTTTCAGGTTGCCGCTCGCGTCCAGCACGGACCATCCTGCCGCGTGCGTGTACCAGAGAGACTCGCCCGTCAAGAGCGAGACCACGATTAACTTATAGAGCGTGGCGTTATCGCTGTACCGCACGGTCAGCGTCACCGTCGCCGTATCGTTATTGCGGATAATGATCGTGTCTACGTCGCGGACGGTGGACGCCGGCGGCGCTGGGCAGATGTCCACGGCGAGTGTCCCATTCAGCGCGGCGACCGCCGCCCCGCCCGTGTAGGCACTCGCCGTTTTATCTGCGTAGCAAACCGTCGCATCGGGCTGCGTGGTGGCCACGGCGCCGCCCAGGACGGCCTGCAACTTGCGTGTCGTGGTGTCCAGCCGGATCATCAGTTGGCCGCCGCGAACGCGAGGGCGTGTGGATTCAGATCGCGCAACGCCTCGAAGGTGCCCTTCGTGTCCCGCAATTCCACCGCGTCGCCAGGCGCGAACGCGGAGGCCGTCGTGCCCTCTCGGCCACGCACGACCGTGAACGTGTCGGCTGCACGGGCGGTGACCTGCACGATCTCCCGCGTACTGCCGACCTCCAGCGTGACCAGGAAAAAGTCGCCCCCGGTAATGGCCGGAAAGAGCGCCCCGTCACCAGACGCCACCGTGAGGCTGGTCGCCACGGACGTGATCCCGGCGGAGAGTGTACTCTTCGCGTTGTTGGCGAACAGTTGCTTGCTCATACGTGCTGTATCTCTTCCTCATCAAGAATCCGCCGTTGCTTCTCGGTCAGGAGATGCGTGGACACCGGCACCCACGAACAGCGACAGTGCGGGTGCAAGGAGATCACTGGGATCACGAATTCATCGGCGGGCCGATCCACCAGCGTCCCATCATCGAGGCGCTTCCGCTTCGCCAGCGAGCGCCCCACATTCATCACCGCTTTGCCAGGCCATACTTCCGTGTAGGGGTCCTTGTCCGGCTTGGCCGGGTCCACGATGGTAAAGACCGTCGCGTGCCACGTGGCACACCCCACACACGCCCCCGGATGCGCCAGCCAGCGCACCTGCTGCCCCACCCCACGGGCGGAGAGATACCCGTCCGCTGCATTGTTGGCCGTTTCCGTCACGGCGATCCGCCGCCAGTCCCGATTGATCGTGCCGAACTCATCGGCCAGGGCTTGCGCGAGCGGGGGTCCCGCATACGTGGCGTACCCGGACACCACACGCCGCCGTTCCGCATCCAGAATGACTTTCTGGATGCGCGAGCGCGTCGCTGCCGTGAGGTCCGTCATCATCCGCGCCCCTTGCGTCTCCGCCAGTCGAATCCGCGCCTCATCCGTGGGATGCAGCGTCCACCGCCGTTTGGCTTCCGCCAGGGTGCCCGTGAGCGCGGCGATCATGGCCCTTGCTTTGTCGGGCGTCCCCGCCGCCGGGTCCTTGATCTCGTCCCGAATGAAGCCCGCAACGTATTGCTTCACGGCCTGCCGCTTGGCTACCGAAAGCGCCACCGACGGCGGCAGATAACGCATCATCAAGCAATCCACAATATCCATGTACTCCGCCAGCGAGAGGGACCCAGGCGGGGCCGTGCGCGCGCGATGCTCCAAGTCCCGGCAGTGGGCCAGCGGATCGTCCGGCACGGCCTTGACCAGTGCGGCATGATCCAGCCCTCCCCTCAGCATCACGAGCATCCTCCGCTGGAGCGCGTCCAATGCCTGCGAGACCCAGGCGACGGAATCGTCCTCGACTTCGGCCAGAATCTCATCGGTCGGATGCCGGTCATCGAGCAACGCATCCTCGACCGATTTGCACAGATAGTCCGTGACCGCATTGGCTTCTTCAGCGCGGACCTGTGAGGCATCAATCAACATGCCTGGCCTCATCCCACCACCACCACACTAGAACCGAGTATCGCCTTGCGGAACGCCATCGTGGAGCGCCCCTTATCCCGCTCCGCCACTTCAGGACGATTGACCGGCCCGGTCGCCGCTGCCTCATCCCGATCTACCGAGTCCGTCAGCCGTGCCTGCACCGGACGGCCCGCTTCGTCTCTCTCTCCAGATGTCTCTGGCTCCGGTCCAGGCGATCCCCCTGACGCCCCCTCCGACATGCCAGGGTGTCCGCCCTGCGCCGCTTGCTGTGCGGCTTGATAGGCCGCCTGCAACATCGGATTGAGCGGCACATTGCCCCAGGCCCCCTCCGCCGGATCATTGCCATCCTGCTTCCGAAGTTCGTTGGCCGTGAGCGTGAGCTTGGCGACTTCGTGCTTCCAGGCCACGTCGTAGGGATGCAGGCCGAAGAACCGAAAGACGCAATCCTCGTCCAGTCGCAGGATCAGCGCATCCGTCAGGCCGTTCTCGATGAACGACATAAGGGGTTCCAGGCCCGTATCCCGTGCATCGGCAATCCGTTCGGCCATGTCTGAGCCGGACAGCGAGGACTTGCCCGCCGAAAAACTCTCGCTGTAAACCTCTGACGGGTCCATGCCGTACACCGAGCAGATGATCGCCGTGACGAGCACGATCCATTTGCTAAAATACATCTCGTTGAACTCCACACCGAACTTCGTGAATTCCGCGCCCGACTCTTTGTTCTCCGAGACCATCACGGGCATGGCCCAGGAGTTGTTCACGCCTTTCACCATTGAATTCCACTGTTGTTTGAAGAAGGCCAATTGTTTCGTGTCGAACGACCCGAAGAGCGTCAGGAGGCCCTTGGGGATCGCGTTCGTGTCGAAGCCCTTGAGGTTATACGTCAGCGCGTTCAGGTAGCCCGTCACGACCTTCACGATCATTTCAGGCGGCGCGTAGCCGTACCCGCCAGACCGGATATCACTCCGAGGATTCTGCGCGAGATAGGCGATTTCGTGGGCCGTGAAGGTCGTGAGGGGTTGCCCGTTCACGACCTGGACCGCGATCACTTCGTCATCGCCCGCGTAGCCCTCTTCGGAGGCGAGATAGATGGTCGCGGCGTCGATGCAATGAAAGCCGTCCAGGAGCTTGTTGTTGCGCGTCGGGACGGTCTCGATGGCCCAGGCGTCCAGGGTCAAAATGTCACGGAGGCTTTTCGCCATGAACTCCGTCAGCCCGTCCCTGTTCAACGCCCGCTTCGCCTGTAGGGTCCGTGCCCAGCCCCCATGTAGCAGGAATTGCTCGATGGCCCGTTCGCGCTTGTCCCGTTTCTGGTTCGCGTCGTCGGAGCCGTCCATGCGGCGCACGGCAAACCCGATTTCCCGATCCGACTCTTTGGGCCGCAGAAACCGCCCGATCTGCCGGATACGCCGGAGGATGATGGCATTGATGAGTGGCGTGTGCTCGACCATGAGCCGCAAATGATCCGCGCCAAAGGCAGAGGGGCGCGTGATATAGCCGCCCGGCACTGAGCCCACAATGCCGAACTCATCCACAAAGACGGACTTGGGCTCATGGGGTGCCCGTGAGCGGGTTATGCCGGACTGAGAGGGCAATTCGCCCATGCCTGCGTAGGGCCACAGATGGCCTTTGTGCAAGCCAGGCGCCTGGTCGTACTCCGCCGCCAACGCCTCGACCAGGGACGCTACATCGGTCGGGTTCGGCAGGTCTGAGCGCGTCGGCGCAAATGTCTGCATCATCTCGGCCCGCGCTGCAATCGCCTCGTTGGGCGGCGCGTTCGGCGACGACGCTACGTGATAGGTCTCGTCCACGACCATGCAAGCCCTCCCCCTGTTTCTGCACGGTGGCAGAAGATCAGATGAAAATCAAGGGTTGTTAATAAATTCTTTGCGCGTCGTGAATGGATAGCTCTGCCACGAGTCCCATGCCTCGACCCGCGCCTCCTCGATCATGCGTCTTCCTCTTTCAGTGCTGGCGGCCAGTACGCGCCCCACATCGTTTCCAGCGGGTCGTGCCGTCGGGCCGGTCTTCCAGGATGATGCCCTGCGCAGCCAGGTCGTTCCGAATCGCATCGGCCTTTGCAAACTCCTTGTTGCGCCGAGCATCGTGGCGGTCAGCGATGTGCCGTTCAAGATCAGTCTCGCCGAGAACGGCATGATGGTCTGCACACTCCCATTCCTTCACGGGCACGAGGAACAGCCCCAGCCCCTGGCCCACGCGCCGGAACATCGCCCGCACATCGGCTCGTGCCTGAGACGACAATCCGGTGTGGAGCATGGTATTGATCTCGCTCCGCAGTCGCTGACACGCGGCAAGAGCGACGGGCGTGTTGCAGTCATCGTCCATCGCCTGTTCATAGGCCGCCGCACACTTCGACAGGCGCGCTGTGACCTCGCTATCGGCCACCTCCGCAGCGGTGGGCTGTTCGTCGAGGCGCAGCAAGAGGTCATACACCGTATTCAGACCAGCTCGCGCCTGACGCAAGGCCTCGTCCGAAAAATCAATCGGACTGCGGTACTGCGTCGAGAGCAGGAAATACCGCACGACTTCGGCTGTCACAGGCTCGGGGGCCGGAAACTTCTCAAAGACCTCACGAATCGTAAAGAAATTGCCGAGCGACTTGGACATCTTCTCCTGATCCACCGTGACGAACCCGTTGTGGACCCAGTAGCGGGAGAATTCCTGGCCGGTGGCGGCGCAGGATTGAGCGAGTTCATTTTCGTGGTGCGGAAAGATCAAATCCTGCCCACCCCCGTGGATGTCAAACGTCTCGCCAAGGTGCCTCATGGCCATCGCCGAACATTCAATATGCCAGCCGGGACGCCCCGGTCCCCAGGGACTCTCCCAGGAAGGCTCGCCAGGCTTGGATGACTTCCACAGCGCGAAGTCCATGGGATTCCGCTTGCGCTCGTCCACCTCCACCCTCGCGCCGGCCAAGAGGTCCTCGGCCTTCCGTTTCGACAAGCGTCCATAGGCCGGATACTTCTCGACTTGAAAGTACACATCGCCGGCGACTTCATAGGCCATGCCCTTCTGGACAAGTGCTTCGACCAACTTGATGATGTCGGCCATGTGTTCTGTGGCTTTGGGCTCGACGGAAGCTTGGCGAACACCAAGTTTCCCCATGTCTTCATGGTAGGCCTGTATGTATTTCGCGGTGATCGTGTCGCAACTGACGTTCTGTTCGTTTGCGCGTTTGATGATCTTGTCATCAACGTCCGTAAAATTCTTGACGAACTCGACGCAGTAGCCGGAAAACTCTAAATGGCGACGAATAACGTCGAAGACCAGGGCGCTCCGTGCATGCCCCAAATGACACTCGTCATAGACGGTGACGCCGCACACGTACATCTTGACCTGCCCAGGCACCAGCGGCTCAAAGGGGTCTTTGTGGCCGGTCAGGGTATTAAAGAGGGTCAGCATCGGTCGGCACTCCACGCAAAAGCCCCGATGAACGGCACAAAAACGCAGTCTCCCAAGTCGCTCATCTTCAGCGTCCCTCGTTGTTTCACTCCGAGTTGCAAGGCCTGGCGAGTCCGATCGCCAACCGGGATGACCACCCGCCCGCCTTCCTTCAACTGCTCCACCAGCAACGACGGAATGGACGGAGATCCGGCCGCCACCAGAATCGCATCGAAGGGTGCCGCCTCTCCCCACCCATAGGTGCCGTCGCTGTTGCGGGTTGCCACATTCCGATACCCCAGCCGGTCGAGCCGCTCACGCGCCTTCACCGCCAGCGACTCCTCTATTATGCGTCGTCCTCTTTCGGGTCGTACTGGTCCTCGCAGGCCGGATACCCGGCCTCCGTGCCCATGCGCTTCGCCTGACAGAGCTTGAGTGCCGCGCTAAAATGCGTACAGATGCCACAGGTGGCCGTGATCGGTTCCGGGGCGACCGGCATCGCCAGGCGCGTCTGCATCTGCGTCAGGTCCGCCGCGTCCCGAACGGACAGGTCAGGCCGCGTCGCTTGCAGGGCTTCCACCGTGGGCGGCAGCGCCCCCTGCGGGACGATCAAGGCCGTGCCCCCGACCCGCCGCGTCGCCGCCATCACCGCATAGGTCCAGGCATGAGCGAAATGCGGGTCAATCCCGATGTTCTCCCACACCATGCGAAACTCGCCGGTTTCGACGGTCTCGCCGGTTTTACTATCCCGCCTGGCGACCGCGAGCTTATGCCGGGCCACCGAGCGCAGATGATAGAACAGCCCTTGCTCCTTTGTGTCCGGGCTCCCCAGGCAGACATGGGACTGCATCGGCACGCCCATCACCTTCACGGTCTGCACCAGCCCACGCGGATGCGGGCACACCACGCGCCGAGTGACCCACTGCATGAGCGCGTACTCAATCGCCTTATACCGATCAAGGAATACGTGAAACTCGAACTTCGCGTCCGGGCGAGCGCCCCACAGAGCTTTCAGTTCGCCGTCGCGATCCGACCAGCGGATCATGTGGGCATTGTCCGTGTAGTACGCCAGGAACACCCGCCTCTTGAACCGCTTAGCAAACTTGACCGCTTCGTTGTAGCTGGGGAGCGCGTCTATCACGCACACGTCCACATCGAAGCGGGCCATCAATTCGTAGAGCCTGGCGAAGGGATCATCCCCCTGCACGATCTCCACATGCGCCATCTGGAGCTTGCCGTCGTCACGGACCGTGAGGATCACGGCATGGTTCTCTCCGCCGCGCTGGTCCACCCCCATCAAACAGTTGGTCCCCTTGTGCTGCCACGGGACCGACTCGTCTACGCACGTCAACGCGACCGATTCCGGCACCAGAATATTGTCCGGGTCCACCCAGGGGAGTCCCAGCGTGGAATTATAGAATTCCTTCCGGTCGGTCGCCTCCAAGTACTTCTGCCAGATGCCCGCCGCCGTCTTGACCGGAGACACGATTTGCGACACATGAAACCCGCTCACGCGGGATTCTGGTTGCCGGGGCACATACCAGCCGTCCCCCGGATGCTCAATCCGCCGGTCGCATCGCGGACAGCGCCACCAGACTTCCACGCCGCGCACCCCGACACTATCGGGGAAGGTATGCGCAAGCGACACGCCTTCCCGGCACCCGCACCGGCTATGCCAAACGTGCATCGTAGACTGCTTGAAGTAAGCATTGATGTCGCAATCGGGGAAGCCTGCGGTGCTGAGCTTGAATATCAGCGGCACGTCCGCATGGCTCACACGCTCCGAGGCCAGTTCGATCTCCCCCATCGTCATCCGCCGCACTTCATCAAAGAAAAGCGCGTCCATCGGGATGGCTTCCGTTGAGGTCTTGCCGCCCATGTAGGAGAAATACACCGTGGATTCGCCCAGCGTGCGGACACGCTTTCGGTCATCCGCCTTGGCCTCGCGCCCCACCAGTGACGGGGGCGCTCCAAGCATGGCCCCCACGGTCGGGTTCGATATGATGAGCGGATAAAACCGATTCGACGAAAAGATGTCCGCGAGTTCCCGGTCCGGAAGAAAGTAACCGACGTTGCGCCCCCAGCGTTTCAGCGCCGTGAACGTGGTCGCCGTGAGCGCCGCGCCGGACTTCCCGACTTGCGCCGCCGTCTGGAGTACCACATCCAGCCGTCCCTGTTTCCGCGCCCGCCCCAGGTCAAAGGCCGCGTACACGTCCTTCAGGTACGCATGTTGGGAAAATTCGAGAGGCCGCTTGTCGAGCAAAAAGGGATTCGCCTGGACGAACTCAAGGAGGGTGTCCGGCAGGTCACGCACGAACGCTGGTGGCTCCATCAGGCGAGACTGCCCCATACCACCGAGCAGCGCACAGATCGCGCCCCACATCCGCTCTTCAGCCGAGACGAGCGGGGTGCCCGGCGAGATCGGCTTGGATCGCGGTGAGGATGCGAGGGTCAGCGACATGCTTCCTCAAGATGCTCATGAACCGAGCGGCCACCGCTTGCACGGTCCCCTCGGTGATCTTCATGGAGGCCGCCAACTCGACTTGTGATTTCGTCTTGATGGCCTCCAGTCGCCGTTCGACCATCTGGCTGATCGCCACCAACTGCCCCGGCTCTTGCCCCCGCAGGGCCTCGCAGTCGGCAATCTTGCCGACGAGCACAGTCAAGAATGCGATATCGTCGTCCATGGTGTGCAGGTCGGGATGCTGCTTGATCTCGGCAATCAAGTCCTGGTACTGCGCCCGCAATACTTTGGAGTAGAGGCCATGCTTGATCGTGGCCGAAATACCGCCGTGGAGCCAGCATCGTCCAATCCTCGGATGATCTGTCCGACTGCCCGCTGTTTGCTTGCAGGTCCGGTCTTTCTTGCGGAGCTTGGCCCCGCAGAGCGCTACGGTAGATGGCTTGGTATGTCTCATAGGGGATCATAGGCTTTCAGCGTGTTGCATAGGGGTCACGCGGCCACCGTCACCCGCACACGCAGGTTGACCATCGTGAGCGGCAAGAGCGCGGCCACCGCCGCCAGGGAGTCGTTGGAGAACGCGATGAGCACCTTGCCGCCCCCCTCGCCGTCAAACCGGATGCAGGATTTATCGAGCAACGCACCCGTGAACTCGATGGCCGCCAGGAGGTTACGAGTCGCGTCCGGCATTGACGGCGGCGCCACGGTAGCAGGTGTTTTTACCGCTGTGCGCTTACGCACGGCCGCTCCCAGTCCATCCGGTCGAGACGCTCGATCTCTGATTCTTCGCGGGCGATGGATTCCAGCGTCACGCCGAAGCGTTTCCTGGTGATGCGGATGCGGTCCAGTCGCCCCTCTTCAATCCAGCGCCCGATGGTGTTTCGACTGACCCCGAACCGATCCGCCGTGCGTGCGATGGTGAGATGAGGAGGACGCCCAGCCATAAGTCCCGTATAGATAGCACGAAAATTAGAAGTTGTCAATATTTTCAAATCGGGCATCACGGTCCCGCACGGCAATCACATCGCACATCCCGACGATGCGAGACACGATGGGTGCGCCGATTTGTGTGTCGAGTTCGTCCAGCGATTTGTTTGTAGTGAGAATTATGGGTAGAACGTAGTTGTACCGATAGTTAATAAGTTCGTAGAGTGTGCTGCGTACCCAGTCGGTCACGCGCTCCTGCCCTAGATCGTCGAGGATGAGGTATGGTGTCTGACTCGTCTGGCGAAGCAACTCCGTCGTGTCTCCTCCGCGCTCGATCCGGCTGCGGAGCGCAGTGAGCCAGTCCGACACCGTCCACCACTGCACCGTCTGTCCGCATCGCACCAGGTCTCGTCCGATGGCGGCGGCCATGTGTGTCTTGCCGGTGCCTGGCGGGCCGGAGAAGACAATCCCTCTGCAACTGGCGGGGGCGGTGATGAACGCAGCGGCGGCGCGGAGCGCTGTCCGATTGCCGTCGGAGGCGATCAGGTCGGTGAGTGACGCCTGCGCGTAGCGTGGGGGGAGTCGTAGCGTGCGCTGGAACCGGTCTCTGCGCTCCCGTGTGTCCGTGTCCGCCGCCGGCGGCGGCGCGGGTGATGACGTGGTGGCAACGTCCATGCGTTGCTTTAGCGTAGCGAGCACGACTTGCACCGCGTCTCCTAGCGGCGCCAATGTCTCGGCGTGTTCGATCCGGTTGTGTTGTGCAGTTAGCATTGTGTGACTCCTGCGTATTTTCCTGTATGGTCTGTTTGTGGCTGCTTCGTCGGCTCAGCTTTATTGAGCCAGTTGAGGAAGGCGCGTTTGGTGGCGGTGCGTTCGTGGGCGGTCATCCATGTTTTGCATTTCTCATATTCGATCCTCACGTTGATGCCGGCCCCTCCGTAAGCCGGAGACTGTTCTTGTGCGAGCAAGAATTCTTCATCGACTAATTTTGGATGCGCCGCATTTTTCTTTTGCGTGGCGTCTCTCTCTCTCTCAGACTCTCTCTCTCTCTTCTCTTCTCTTTCTTTCTTCTCTGTCTCTGTCTCTGTCTCTGTCTCTGTCTCTGAGAGAGCATTTTGCTTGCATGGTGCTATCATTGTGCTAGTTCGGAGCTTGCGTGATGCTATCAAGAATCCTGCGTTTATTAGCGGAGTTAAATCAGGTTTGTACGTGAGTCGCATAGTCAATTGGATATAGATAGGGTCATTAGGAATGAGGTTATTTTGGCGACTCGCAACCAATAAAAACGTTAAATAATGCCCACGTTGCACAGCATCGAGCGCTAAAAAGTCTGGATCGTTCAAAATATCGTAGTATAATTTGATCCACGGCGGGGATCGTTTTTTGTAATGCTGGTAACGCTCGAAATTCTTCACGGAGAGAAATTCTTGCCCTCGTCGCCTGGTCGTGGGAGGCGTGACAGACTCACCGACGTTGTGCGTAGCCATACTTATGTGCCCCAACTTGCACTACATGAGACACGATTGACTAGTTTGGCTAACTGAGTATCCCACGCTTTCCTTAGATGGAAGTCCGCATCGCGCTTGACGTAGGACAATTCGATTGCGTCCCGTGCTGCCATTCGTTTCACGATTTCCCCCCACTGAGAATCATCATCCATATAGCCAATCCAATCACGAGCAGGGTCGGCGTGATCGCCGCCCCAGCCAGGAACCCCCACCAAAAGTCGCTACGGTAGTATATCGGCATCCATAGGAGCGGCGTCATCGTGTCTCCTCAATACTCCAATGCGGTTTGCCGCGCCGTATCCAGGCAGTGCGGCGAGTAGTAGAGACACTCCCTATGGCGGTTGGCTGCGGCGCCCGTGTCGTCCTTCCCTATATTGCCATAGCCCCCGTTCGCCGACCACTGCTCCACGCGCCACCCGTGCCGCTCAAGTTCGACATGCTCCTCATAGCCCGCCAGCACGATGCGATACCGTGGATTGTCCCCGCGTGAGAGGCACCAGTCCCGTACCTCGTGGGCGACATCAGTCGAATCATGTGCGTAGATATCAGTATCACGATCCACGCATCCATACGGGGGATCGAAGAACATCCCCACGATCCCACTGGCGTCTTGCCAGTTCCCCCCGCATACCCTGGGCCAGTCCCCACAGACCACTTGCACACGCCGCAGGCGTTCCGACAACTCGCGGAACCATGTATAGATACTAGGCGTATACGGTTCCTGTACGCCCTTGCCGCCGCGGGAGATGTGCGGGATCTGGCCCATCGCGTGTACGCCCTTGCCGCCGCCGGAGATGTGCGGGCGCTGGCCTGGGCTGGTCATGCCTGACCCAATCCAACACGATGCGGCCCAAATCCAATACCCCGCCAGCGTCGCATCGTAATAGTCAGGGTCTGTGGTGAGTTTTCCGAGCAGATCGCGTTGCTCACGGCACAGGCGCATTTTTCGCGCGGACAAATCCGCATGATTCACGGGCCAGTCGCAGACCTTCGCCACCGCGTCGGGATCGGCTTGCAGCGCCCGCCACACGTTGGCAATATGGCCGTCCGCGTCGCAGATCGTCTCGATGTGGTCGCGCGGATCGCCGCCAGGGCGATTGAGCAACACCGCCCCCGACCCGAAAAACGGCTCGATGTACCGCTTCGGCTGGCCGAGCGCCCGCCACACGTTGGCGGCCACGGTGCGCTTGCCGCCGAAATACGGAAACGGGGCCTTCATACGTGTTTCCACCTACCGTGTATACACCTGCGCAGTGTGCGCGTCATGCCCATCCCTTTTGCTGCGCAATCCACTGCGAGCAGACCAGGGTGCCCGTGTCACCCTCTGCGTGGACCTGGCTGGAAACGTGTATCTGTGATTTCGGCATCCATACAGGCTCCTCGTCGGGGCTGCGTCTGATCTTCATCGCCTTCTCGGTCTGCCCAATGCACGTCGCCCCTTTCAGGGTATACAGCGGACTATTCTCATCCATGTCGTGCCCTCCTTGTTGTGAGGGTTCTGCATCAGCGCAGCACTCCGCATCGCTCCAGATTGATCTTTGCTGCGGCGCGTCCAGTGTCCCGCGCCGCGTGATCGTGTTGTTCCGGAGTCTTCATCACGGCGTCATCCTCGTCCGTTGTAGCCGGCGAGGCCAATCCCGCATACTCAGCCGTGCTTGTTTTGTTTGTCATACTCAACAATCCTTTGTCCGATCCACTCGACGATTTGCGGCACCACGGCGTTCCCCAGCCCCTTCAGCCGGGGCACACGGCGGGGCACGCCCTGCGCGGTGCGCGGCACCCCGCTCTCCCAGTCACCATCGTCCCAGTGTGACGAGCATGGCAGCGGACCATGGAGGATTAGTCCACCGCCGTCCACTCCGGCGGATAACCCATCAGCGCCTCCACCCACGCCGGATTCAGTTGGCCGCCTATCACGGTCACCAGATCGTCCCCGCCGCTCCCCGTCCTTGTCCTCCGCGCCACGTCTGGCCCGCCCTGACTGGCCTTCGGCGTGGGCCAGTGCGCCCCGCCCTTTTTTTGGATCACCGTGGACAGGCTGAGCGAATGCGCCTTCGGGTTGCAGTTGGCGCCCATAGCGTGATGATCTCTCGTGGTCGGCGTCGGCCAGACGTTCACTGCGTTCGCCAACCCCACCTGCCGCTTGCCCGTGGCCGTCCGACACTTGTTCAGCACATCCTCTCGCGTCATGTTTCGCCCGCCGTTCGGCACATCTGGCGTGGGCCACAATCCAGACGCGCTTGCGCAGATGCGGCGCGCCAAAGGTGGCAGCGGAAAGCACGCGCCATTCCGCATCGTAGCCGAGGACGGCCAAGTCTCTAAGTACATCTCCCACTGTTCGAAGAAGCAACCCTGGCACGTTCTCCACGAGCACGTAGGGTGGTCGTAGTACGCGAAGGCACCGAACGAATTCAGGCCAGAGCCATCGCGCATCGGCTGTGCCGAGCTGGTGGCCGGCGACACTGACCGGCTGACAGGGGAATCCTCCGCACACGAGGTCAACGGGTGCGACTCTTGCCCACTCAACGGTGGTGATGTCCCCGTAGCGCGTGACGCGGGGCCAGTGCTTTGCGAGGACTTTTTGACAATACGGCTCATACTCCACCTGCCATTCAATCTCCATGCCAGCCCGTTCCAGGCCCAAGTCAAACCCGCCAATGCCGGCAAATAACGACCCGACCGTCAAAATCGCCAATTATATCTCACCATTGCGCTGTCTCCGCCGTGTCACAGCGTCCGCACGAATTCCGTTTCGATCCGTACTTGTACGCATGGCTCCGACGGTCGTATCGTGCCCGTGTCGCCTTCCTCCGCCACGAACAGGCTGTCATCCTTCACGACGCCCGCCCGCTCAAAGACGTGATACAGCGCGTCCCGCAAGCCTGGCAGGTCGCGCCGGCGGCGGTCTGCGTGATAATATGTGAGGCTGCATTGGCACGGCACGGTGAGCGGGAGCATGTCGCGGTCGGCCTTCGGCAGGCCGTGTAGATACGTGCGTACTTGTCGCACCGCCTCGTCTCGCCATGTGGCCCACCGCGCCTGCGGATAGTGCCGGCCTGTGCGCGGGTCGACACGCATATTGTTTTTGCCTGATAAACACTGCCCTTGAAGCCAAAAGGTGAGAATCATGCGTGAGCCGTTTTCGGGGCGGGCGCGATCAAGGTCACACAGATAGTCGTCGCGACCTCATCCACTAGGATGACAGCATCACACTGTGCGCATTCCAAATCATCCCCTTGTTTGCAGCCCCAATAGTCGTTTGCAGTATTTTTGTCGTAGCCACAGGCCGGACATTCCCAGATCGGCATCGTGTTTATGGTGGTGTTACGCACTGCCATGTTCCCCTTGTAATAGTATCCTGCGTAGTTTTAATGGAGCAGGTCGCCTGATCTGCCGCTCTTTTTTTGCGCGGCGATCGTCATCGCCCGCCTGCCGTCTCCCGCGCCGCCTCCGCCGTCGTAAACTCCTGCCAGGCGGCCCGCACCGCCTCCCGCGCCCTATTCGCCGCCGCCGCCGCGATTGTATGGTACTCGATCATGGCCGACCGTACTGCCCGTATGCGCGCTTCGAGCGGTGCAACTTTGGTCTTGGCCTCGGCCTGGTGCGCTGTAATCGTAGCGCGTAAACCCCTAATGAGTGGTGCGTAGAGGGATTCGCACCAATCCAGCACAGTTTTTGCCCGTACCAGGTACGCCCCCGCCTCTCGATGGTCGTCGTCCGACGTGATAGTGCCCGCCCACGGCTCGCGCACCAGCAGCCCCACCCGTTCATCAATAGATTCAATCATTGTGTCTCCTTATGTTGTCCATCTCACGCCCTCCTCGTCAGCTCGTCCTGGCTCCTCGCCTCCGCCGCTACCAGCGCCTCTGCGACCTCCTCTTGGCGACAGGCCTCTTCCCGTGCCCGCCGCGCCTCCGCCGCCACGCGACACGCCTCCGCCGCCCGCTGCATCTGATCGTGCAGCGCCGCCACCGCCCGGCGACGCGACGCCCGCGCGACGGCATAGACCAGCCGAGCCGATGCGGCCATAACCCGTGACTCCATATACACCAGACACAATTCCTGCTCATCCCCACGCCGCCCAGCTGACGCCGCGAGATAGGCCTCCCCCGCCGCGTCACGCGCCGCCACCGCTAGGCGATACGCCGCCTCCGCCTCCGCCGCCTCCGCGTCCGCGCCGCGGTGCCCAGCCGACGCCGCGAGATAGGCGTCACGCGCCAGCCGCGCCGCCTTCTCCTCCAGCTGCCCCGCCATCGCCTCCTCCTCTGCTGCCCGTTGTCCGTCCATCTCTGCTGCCCGTTGTCCGTCCATGGTCACGCCCTCCCGTGCTGGGTGTCCCTCCGCCTCCTCGTGCGCCAGGCGACACGCCTCGCGGACCGCCCCCCGCGCCTCAACCATCGTCTCCAGGGCCGCGTAATACGCCGGTTCCGCCTCGCGGACCGCCGCCCGCGCCGAGGCATAGACCTGCCACGCCTCCGCCTCCCGCGCCTCCGCCCGCAACGCCGCCTCCTCCGCCTCCCGCGCCTCCCGCTCCATATCTGCCTGCGCCATATGAGCCACGATGGCTGTGGCTTTGCGGCGGCGATACGCCTCCGTGGCCTCCAACGCCGCCAGCCGCGCCACCCGCGCCTCCTCTTCCGCCGCGTCCGCCACCTCCCACGCCGTCCACGTGGCCCACCACTCCGTATCCTTCCGCACCATGTCCTTCGTTATTGTCGTGCCATTCTTAAGACGTTGGACTTTTCGCCACACCATCAACACCCGCTGCTCTTTGTCCCGCGCCGCGTGATCGTGTTGTTCCGGAGTCTTCATCACGGCGTCATCCTCGTCCGTTGGAGTTGGTGAGACAGACGATCCATCGCCTGCACCGCTTTCTGCATCGTGGCCGTCCGTTCCACCGCCTCGCGCTCGTGACGCCGCCGGTTCAGATAGGCCCGCGCCGCGTCCTGCAACCATCCGCTCCGACTGAGATGATCCTGCGTGGCGGCCGTATCTATTTGCTCAAGCAAGTCGTCCGGGACAATGATGTTGGCGCGCGCCATTAGTGTTCTCCTCGTTCATGATCGTCCACTAATTCCACCCCATCGATCATCAATGTTGTCATCACGTCCCTCCTCTCGTGCATGCTCCCATTGCGCCACGCTTGCGTTATCACGACAGCCTCGGCATGGCTTCGCATGTTGGTGCTCCCACAGAGCTTTATCTGCCACGTTCCACTGATCCCACACTTCCTCACTTCTAGTTCTTTCGCTCATCACGTAATACGCCCGTAAGACGGCTTCTCTGATTGCACGTTCATTTCGCTCGACATAGCCAAATCTCCGTGATCGCATGTTCCATGTCCGCCACAGCGGCCTCGCGATAGGGATACATCGTACTCGTGTACGCGCACTCCACTTTGTAGCCGACGTCTAACTGCCTAATTGTATACACGTAGTGAATGGGCACCTTGCCTTCTGAGTGGAGCACCCAGGCCGCCATTGAGAGGCCCACCACGAGCAGCGTCGCCAGCATTACCGCTGCCTTCCCCCAGCACGTCAACATGGCGCATCCTTCGACTTGTCACCGAGCGGGGACGGCGCGTTTATCAGGTTCACAATCCGCTCACGATCCTCCTGTTCAATCCCGTGGTAAAATGTCGCGAGCAGATCATTGTGCCGGTCCAGGAGCAACTCACCGTGTAGGCAGACTGGTAGTATATCATCGTAGGGATCATTCTGCGGATCGTAATATGTATCCGTGTTATTCTCGTTACTCATTTTCATCTGTTCTCCTTCTGTTCGGGATCGCCCATCCAATGCCACGCAGCACTTCCTCCGCGACCACCGTGCTCGCACGGTTGCCTGGGATCGTGTCGCTGACCCGCCAGCACCCGTCCCCCCATCACTCTGCCTAGGCCACGACCGGCACAATACACAGCGATTGTTGTGCTTTCAGCCATCCCTTAATCGCTAGCATCGCCGCCAGCTTCCATCGCCCTCCATCCGCCTCGAAGAGCGCACATTGCGGCGTCTCCCCTGCTTTCGATTTCAATCGGAACACAAAATCCGATGCAGGCTGTTCTATCTCGCGGAAAGTCCTGTATGGAGATAACCGTACACGAGGCTTGACCTGTACCTCGGATTTTAAGGCCACCCCCTTGCGAATGGTCGCGCGCTGTGTCATCCCATCATCCTCGCTGATCTGCACCACTTCCGATGTAAGATTTGACGCAACCATGAGCACCGTGTCGCGGTCCGGCGTCGGCGCGAACACCGACTGGAGGCCGATCACGAACTCATCCGGGTCCATCCAGCGACCAAATGGAAAGCCCGCCCCGACATCCTGCATGGTCACATCAATGATGGTCTTCCGCTGCCCCCATACATCCGATACGCGATCCTCCACGGTCACATGCCACGGCGTGTGGACGCAGATGATTGAGTTCGCCGAAAACTCGGTGCCATCGAATTTGGCGTCGATCAGGTCCACGAGGCCCGCCAAGGTGTGGACGCCAATCGCCGCCATCTGCGGGGGTTTGCACGGATAGACGGGCCTCGTGGTGTAGGTCTGCCCGTCCACATCAATCGTGGTGGCGTGGGACAGGTCGAGCAGTTTTTCAATCGCTTCTTTTAACATGATGCCTGGTCTCCTTTCGTGATTTGTACGACTTTTTTATCAGCGGCGGACGCCGGCGGCGGGAAGATGGGCAGTTGCCGCGTATCCCGATTGTAGGCTCGCATCCGCCCGGCGTCCCGTGCCACATAGATGCTTGTCCTTACTGATGCCACGGGCACCAGACTCGTTTTGCACGACATCTCTACTTCCGCCCCGCTCCGATCCGCGAATGGCCGGAACTCGAACGTCAGCGTGATCCGCCGTTTCTTTTCCGCGTCCGTGTTCGGGTCGGTCATGTTCTTGAGCAGTTCCGCCAACTCATGCGAGAACACTTCGTCCGTCGCGCCGCCACAGATCGTGGCAAGGCTCAATTCATTGTGGTTGTCCATCGTCCCCTCCCTTCATCCTCACAATCCTCACACTCTATCATCAATTAAAGGTTGCTAATTTTATCGCATGTCCTCCGGCATGTCTCGGACGGCGGCACCTTCGCACTGTCCACCACGGCATCCGACGTGTCATTCCCATGACGCGACACGGAACTTTCCGAACACCCCGCGAAACGTCCCGATGCCGATGGCGATACCACCACCATCAAACAGATTGATGACCTGTTGTTCGTTGACTTCCTTGTTCGGATACAAGGTCAACTGGAACGTCAATGCCCACGGCAAGGGCAGCACCGGACGTACCTTCGGGTTCGGAATACCCTTATCGAGTCGAGCCACGTTGCGATGCACATACACGCCGCTCTGTGCGTCCACGTCCTTCTCAAATCGTCCGAACGTGATCGCCTTCCCCTGACGCAGGAATGGAATCATCGTAGGGCTGGCTGTCACGAATGAGAGACAGGCGTTCGCCACATCCTTAAACTTCCGCTTATCCAATAGACGTTTCGGCGCAGAATTGGTGTTGTGGGCCGATAAGAAGCTGAGGAGGTTCATGGCTGGAAAGACGAGGGTGGCTCCGTCCGGCGCGAAATAGAGCTTCTGCCACGGCTCTAGTTGCGTCGCGTTGTCCCCCGCATAGCGGTCGAACATGATTTCCGTCAAGCCCTCCAGGGTAACTTGCCGTGTGACGATTTCGATTCGGCTGTTGTCTGTTTTGACCCTTGCCATACATTGTATCCTCCATGTGATTCATAAAATGGTTGCCTTGCCGCGCCTTGCCCAGCCTTGCCCAGCCTTGCCCAGCCTTGCCCAGCCTTGCCCAGCCGCGACCTGCCCCGCCTCGCCCCGCCCTGCCCTGCCGGGCCTTGCCCAGCCATGCCGCGCCATGCCTTGCCATGCGCTAGTGCTGGCTCGTATCCGTCGCGTGTTCATATTGCGCCGCGTTCGGCGCGAGCACGGCGCTTTCGCGCACCGGGTCTATGTCCGCCACTTTCACGCGATCTCGATGCGCCGCCTGATACCGCTGTATACGCTCGATCAACAGGTCCAGACCGTGTAACTGTGCATCGTCCGCGCCAAGCTGTACGCATTTCTGCCGATAGAACTCCAGCGTATCCGGCAGCGCCTTGTCCTTGGCGAGAAAGAGCACGGCGTCCCTCTCATCATGTCGCCTGCCACTCCCCTGTGAATACGCCGCGATCGTGTACTTGCGATCAATCCGTTCGGCGATGCCGTCATTGCCCCCACTCATCTCCACTTGTTCGAGGCCCATCTTCGTACCTTTCTCCCTATGAGAGCACGGCTACGCGAGAGCCGGTCCCGTTTTTACTGACCACAATCTGTGCTGGAAACGTCGTCTTCATTTCATCCACATGCGTCACCACGATCACGCGGGCAAAGTCCTCGGTCAACGCCGCGAGGCAGTCCCGCAACTGCGCCAGCCCGTCCTCATCCAAGCTGCCCAGCCCTTCGTCTATCACGAGTGTTTCCAATCTCGCACCGGCCCGGTTCGCGAGGAGCTTCGACAGCGCCACCCGAAGTGCCAGGTCAATGCGGAATTTCTCGCCCCCGGAGAAATTCTCGTAGCGGCGCTCTCCCAAGTCGTCACGGATGAGGATGTCTAACGTCTCCGAGAGCGTGTCCCTCGACTTCGTGGCCTTCTGTGTTTCCAGCGACACCCGCATCCCGGTCCGCGTGATCTTCCCCAGGATGGTGTTTGCTGCCTGCTCCACGAACGGGATGGCGTTTTCCAGGATGAGCGTCGGAATCAGGCCGTAGGCATCCCGTAGCGTGAGCCACTGCCGCTGCGTCACATCCAGCGCCGCCAGGACAGGCTCCATCTGCTCCCAGGCGGTCTTCGCCGCCTCTGCCGCAGCCATGTCGGACGTCAGCGCCCCCATCTGTCCGGCACGGACCATGCCCTCCGCATTCAACCGCGTGATTGCCACCGCCGCTGCGCCGATCAGTGCCAGCACGTCATCCAGCCTCCGCTGGATGGACGGCTGAGCCGCCAGCCGCTCATGCACCACGCGGAGACGGTCATCTATGGCCGTTATCTCCCCATCCATCTGTGCCCGATCAGCCGCCAGCCTCGGCAGGTCCCGCTCGGCATTGTCCAACTCCGGCACGCGCACCGTGTACGTCCGGCAGTGCGCGATCTGGGCAGACAGCGACGTGCGCTGGTTGACCAGATCAGTCCGCTGTTTGCGGAGCACGGCCCGTTCTGCCTGGAGCCTAGAGACGGTCTGTTCAGGGGCTCCCTGTTTCAGTCCGTCCACCTGTGCGCCCAGGGCGACGCGGGTCGCCCGCGCCGCCTCTAGGTCGGGGGTCTCCAGCCCGCCCTGCGACAGTTGTTCGTACAAGCGAGGCAACTCTACCTGTGCGAGGACGGCATTGCGGGTGAACTCACACTGGGCTTGGAGATCGGCCCCGCACGGCACCCGTCCCAGCAGCGCGACTTTTTGCTCTGCCTGTGCGATCATGGTCCTCACGCGGCGCTCCTCCGTCTCCAGGTCGCGCTTTTTCTGCGAGAAAAACTGGTCCGTGCGCTCCAACTCCCGCTGTGCCATACCCAGTGCCGTCACCGCCCCTTGCGCGGCCTCCAGGTCGTGCTCCAGCCGTTCCTCGGTCGGGCCGAGATCGCGTTCACGCAATGCAAGCGCGGCCTGTTGCGCCTCCAGTTCGGCCTCCTCTGCCACCTTCGCCCTGATCGTCGCGGCATTCGCCACGATCTTCTTGGCCCGATCCAGATCACCCCGAAGCGTGAATCGCCCGGCATCCAGACGCTTGCGCCGATCCACGTCCACGCCGCCCGCGCTCACTACCGCCGCAATCTCAGCCAGTGTGGTACGGATGGACGGCTCCTCCTCCCGCAACGCGGCCAGCCCGTCCAATTCGTGCCGCAGGGCGGTCTGCATCGCCGCCTCGTTGCGTTGGAGGTCCTGTTTCCGGGCGAGCAGCCCTGGTAGCAGATCGGCTTGGAGCCGCAGACGCGCCGACTCCTCACGTTTCGCCGTCGCCGTCGCCACGGCCTCAATCGCCTGTTTCGCGGCCATGGCCTTGAGTTCGGCATACTGGTCCAGACGCAGGATGGCGGCCAGGATGGTTTTGCGCTCTCCTGGCGTCGCGCAGGAGAATTGATCCGCCTTGCCCTGCACGAGAAAACAGGAGGAGGTTAGCGTGTGATAATCGGCCCCCAGGATTCTGGTGATCCAGGCTTGGGCCTGGTCTACGCCGGTCGCCACGGGCGTCCAGTCGTCGCCTGCCCGCACACTCACCGACAGGTCGGACTTCCCAGCCTTGGTTTTGAGGCTCCGCTTACGGAGCACCCGATAGGTCTGCCCTGAGACCGTCATGTCGAGCCCGACTGCCATCGCATCGGCCCCCGTGTGGAGCATGTCGTCCGTGGCCGTCCGGCACTTGCCGGTCAAGGCCCACAACGGCGCATCCACGAAGGCCGTGGATTTTCCCGCTCCGTTCGGCCCTGTGACAGCCGCCGCAGGCAGGTCCGTGAGGTCTATCGTTTCGTTCTCGTAGGAGCCGAAATTCAGAAGAGTCAGTCGCTCAAAAATCATACGGTCCTCCTTCGATTCAGAGTGCTCACCCGACCTCCGCCATCAGATGCCGGTGTTTCTCCATCAGCGCGGGGAGTTCGGCCTCGGCCACATGCCCCGTCACCACCCGCAACACCGCCTCGTCAGCCGACATGACGGCCTGCATCCCCGCATCGCGCGCGCGGTCTTCGCGGGCAATCTCCAGGTCGCACTGGATGGCACCCGGCAGACTCGCAATCAGCCGCGTGGCGGCCGCATACTCCTCCGGCGTCACCGTGTCCTTCACGCGATAGACCGTGCCCGGCGTCAGGTCCAGAGTTTTCAGGTCCGCCACCCGCACAGTCTGATACGTCCGTGCAAAGGGATTCGGGACGACCTCGACCTTGGGCGTCTTTCCGGCCTCCACCTCCACGAGCAGAAAGCCCTTGCGCTCATGTTCTTCTCCGAAGCTGTTCCGCATCAGGCTCCCGCTGTACCACGCGCGCTCCCCAACGGCTTGCGCCTGATGAATATGCCCCAGCGCGACGTAATCGAACGCCTCGAATGCGTCAGCGGGCAGCAGAATGTCATGGGCCAGTGAGCGCGGCTGATCCCCTACTCGTGCGCCGTCCACCGAGCCGTGCGCGAGCAGGATACGTGGGAGCAGGACGTGGCGCGGATGAGCGTGGCCCTGGGAACCGTTCACGTCACGTGACATATCGGACGACACGTGGGCTGAGAATCCGCGCACAAGCGCCCGGAGACCGTCATTGATCGCGGCGGTGACCGCCTCCGGCGTCAGATCGGCCGCCGCCTGGTCCGCCAGGAGTCGGCCCCGCGTGGGATACGGTAAGAGACAGAGCGCCACCGGCCCGGCACTGGTGTCGAGCGTGTACGTGTCGGGGCGCTCGAAGATGAAGACATTCTCCAACCCTTTCAGGCTTTCCAAGGCCGTCGCATCCGAGGGCGACTGCGAGATGTCATGGTTGCCCGCGACGATGACGACCGGCACCTTCGACGCCATCAACATGATGGCCCTGAGAATCACTCGGATTTCGTTGGCGTGGGGGCGGGCGGAATCGAAGACATCGCCAGGGATCACCACGGCGTCGCAGCATCCATCCACGACCGCCACGGTATAGGCATAGTCCAGGGCACGGGCGAGATCGGTCAGCGATTGATTGAGGCCGGTTGCAGGGTCGATCACGGTCTGCCCGGCCATGGTCGCGGCATTGGCCGGATGCAGATCAGCAAGGTGCAAGAGTCGCATACATCCTCCTTCGGTTGTGGTGATCCTCCTACTCGAACGGCAGGGAAGGTCCCGACACAGTGGGCATCGCGCTCAATCGCTGAAAGAAGGCCAACCGTGCCGACGCCGCCCAGGAGCGGATCGGCCCGGCGATCTTGCCCTTGTATCCCTTCGTCCGCGCCAGCGCCGCCAACGTCCGCTCCTGCTCGCCCGCATCGAGGCCGCCGAAGTCGGCGAGCAGCGAGTCCGAGACGGAGAATTCCGCCGGAGCCGTTGGAACGGGAGGCGGGACCACGCCACCGGTCAGGGTTGCCGCGACCGCCTCGGCCTTCGCGCCATGGTCGGGCTGATCTGGCAGATCGTAAATCACTGCGTCCTCATGGTCGCCGCCGCCCGGAGGCAGCGCCGAGAGCCCGGACTGAACCGGCGTGGTCGGAGCCGCCGGATACAGATGCTCGATGGCCCCCGACGACGAGGCCAAGAGAAACGCCCGATCCTGCGGGTGATTGGGGTCCGGCTCAAAGACGAGCTTAGGAAACACAAAGGGCTTGGCCAGTTCCGCTGGCGTGTACGTCTCTCGAATCCCCAGGCTCTTGATCGCCCGCGCCATCGCGCCGGTCTGCGCCCGCGCCAAGAGATGTTTTTTGATCTGGAGCGCGTCCACGCGGACCTTCTCGCGCACCCAGGTTGCAATCGCGTCCGGCGTCGGGAACGCCTTGCGGAACTCAGGACCGTCCTTCTCGTCCGCCAGATACCGCTCCGACTTTTCGCGGTAGTTGTCGCGTAACTCCTCGATCACCGTGTCAATGCGGATTTCTTTGTCGCCCATGAGGGTCCGCCATGTGCCGTCCAGTTCTTGCACGATGCCGACCATCCGGTAGGCACAGTAGCCAGGGTCGCGCCCATCGTCCTGACGGCGACACTCCTTCTGGAGCCAGCGGATGCCGAGGGCGCCGGCAATCTTTTTGAGGCCCAAGGCCGACAGACTCAGCCCTCCCCCCTTTTGGGGGTAGACCTCCTTGTGGTTCGGATCATGGTCAATGTGGACCATGACCACCACGGGCCGGTGCATGGGCGGCACAGCCTGGATGGTCAGCGGTGCGAGTACATGAGAGCCGCCAGCCTTCTCGGTAGCCAGTTGGGCGTTGATGCGCCCGATGAGATCGGCATCGGATTGATGGGTGGCGAGTGCAGTATTGGTCGTCATATATCCTCCTTCGGTTGTTTCAATCCTCGCCCGCCCTCCCTTGGGCGGGCGCACTCAAAGATCAGAGCGCGAACGGCAGTTGCCAGCCCGCCTCACGGAAGCACCGCCTGAGCACTTGCGCGGGCGATAGGCGCAGACGCTTGGCGAGCGCGGTGAGTTCCCGTTTCTCCTTCGCCGTCACGGTGAGGCTAATCGTCGTCATGCTGGGTCTCCTTTCTTATGCTTATGGGATGATCCTTCCTTATGGTGTAGCAATTCCTTCGGCGTCATGCGGCGATTCTCCCGTGGCGGCTTCGTCCGGGCGAGAAACCACGCAAAGCCCACAAGACCGATCACGAGCAGGATCATCAGGATCACCGCAGCAATCTCAGCGGGCACCATCATCGTCGTGACCTCACCGCGCCTACCGCCTCGCTACTATGCGAGGCGACATTGCATACTTTCGTAGCACTAGCCAGGACCGGCTCGTCGTGGGCACACTGCCCAGCATGATGTGGATGCTCCACCCGCAAATCTGGACTCAACAAGCGCAGGACGCCCTCAAATCCGAGTTGCCGCCACTGATGCTTCAGGACACCCTGCAACAGCGCGAGTTCCAATTTCTGACGGGCATACGTCCCCACGGTCACCTTTTCTCGAAACGCCAACGCCTCCGCCATCTGTTTGACGAACGGATCAACGCGAATGGGAAGGACTGGATCGGGCAGGCTCATGGTCGGGTCTCCTTTCTGGGGCTACGGCTGTCGCTGTACCGATCAATGAGCGCCCAGCGCATGATGGCGGAGCGGGATACGCCCATGCTGACCGCCTCTGCATCAATCTTCTTGACGATTGAGAGCGGCATCTTACTGCCGATGACGATCTCCTTAAGTTCACGTTTGCATTGCATGTTGTGGAATGTAGCATTGAGCACAACAATTGTCAACAACAAAACACAACTTTTTTATTGTTGTGCTAAGTTGTCGAAACAACTACAGTTTTAAAGTGGAGATGGAAAAGAAAAGCATCGTGCGCGGCGGGGTGCGCTGGCCTCACTCTGTTTGGCAGCGTCTTGAGGAACTAGCGCGACAGCGTTCGTTGAAACCGATGCAAGTAGTCCGTGACATCGTGACAAGCCACTTCACTAAGACGGCGGATATCGGTGATCGAATGGCGATGATGGAAACGGAGATCAAAACCATCAAAGAGCAAATGGGGCACTATCGGACCATGGGGCCTACACGAAAGGTTGCCTCTTGAGGTTGGTGCCGCGCGTGGAACCAGCAGCTGGCAATCAATTGCGCCTGTTTGAGGAGTAAAGACTCGATGGGATTTCGGTTTCGGAAAACATACCGCTCCGGCCCCTTCCGACTGAATCTGTCCAAGACAGGTATTGGGTGGAGCGCGGGCATCCCTGGCTTTCGCTGGACCGCTCGCGCCGACGGCAAGCGACAGACCACATGGAACATCCCCGGCAGCGGAATCTCCTATGTCAAGACAACAGGGAGGACCTCTCAGCCTACTCATGAGAAAGTCCTCACAGGCATATCCATAGCAGGCTTTCTCACCGGCATGTTCGTTTTCTTGGCTGGGCATTGGCTTGCCGCCTTAGTGATAGTATGGCCGTCGGCCATTTGTCTCATTGCTGGTATCAGGCCGGACGTGAAGCCCACCGACGCCAAAAACGCAGATGAGGAGTTCTACCGAGAGGTTGCGAGAGCGGAAGGGCGAGACGAAGAAGAGTTCGTCACTACTGTTAGGCGCACCGAAGAAGAGTGGGCTGCGGTTGCTGGCGATCCCAGACGGCGCGAGGCCGCCGCCAAGACCGTCAATGCCTTTTTAGCAAAAGAAGAAAATTGCTGGGGTCTGTGGGACTGGTTGGCAACCATGGATTCGATAGGCGAAGGTGAACTCTTGGTCGCATTGGAGGACCGATACGGGTTCGACACCATGACCGCGATCTGCCTCTTGAAGGCGCTCGAAAAGAATAAGTGGGTAGGTCCACGTGATGACAATGGACGGCGCACCGTCCTGATTCCGAAAGCCACACCCAGGAATGCCACCGAAGATGATCCGCTCTATGAGGACCTCGTGGACTGGATAGCGTCGTTCGCGCATATTTCAGCATCCGACATTCAAAGGCGCTACCAGATCAGTTTTCCACATGCGATGTGTTTGGTAGAACGTCTGGAAAAAGATGGCAGGATTTCTCCCATGGGACCTGATGGACGCCGCACAGTGTATCCTTCCAGCACTCGTCGCACAACGCCCCAAGCTCCATCACCCCCGCCAACCCCTGATCCGTGGGCTGTCCTGAATCTTTCTCGAACGTCAACACGAGACGAGTGCCAAACTGCCTTTCGCCAGATGATTGCTCAGTATCACCCTGATAAAGTGGCCCATCTCGGACCGGAGTTACAGACTGTGGCTGCCCAAAAAACCAGGGACATTCTGCACGCCTATGACGCCATCAAACAGCAGCAGAGATGGACATGAAGCGCAACATGACTCTCATCAGCGTGATCGCTCTCTTTCTCCTGCCCCTGACGGTTCAGGCTGGATCACCGACGAGTGAGTTCGTAGGCCGCGTGGTCGGCGTCTCGGACGGCGACACAATCAAGGTCATGCACAATGGCAAGGAGGAGAAGATTCGGCTGCTGGGTATTGACTGCCCGGAGAAGGCGCAGCCGTTCGGCTCCAAAGCCAAGCAGTTCACGTCAGGACTGGCGTTTGGGAAGACTGTCACCGTCCAGGTCAAGGACACCGACAAGTACAGGCGCACCATAGCCAATGTCCTCCTGCCTGATGGTCGAGTGCTCAACCGTGAACTGGTGGCCGCCGGGCTTGCCTGGTGGTATCGCACATACTCGCAGGATGAGAGCCTTGGCCTGTTGGAGATAGAAGCCCGAACTGCCAAGCGTGGCCTGTGGGTTGACCAACACCCCACGCCGCCGTGGGAATGGCGCAGGGCTAAGAAAAACCATGACGTGAGAATCTTCAACCCGTAATCAGCCATTGCAGAAAGGAGATGAGCGTGAGGAGCCCTGTCAGATTCATTGCGGGAATGGCGCTGTTCGTGAGTGTGGTGTCCGGCACCGCAGGGTTTGCCGCGACTAACACCCTGGACGCCCTACTCGAAAAAAACGGCTTCTATAAGCCTATCTCTTTACCTGAGTGGTTGGCAAAAAAGGCCGGACGCATGCTCCAGCGTCATAGAGTGAGTGCAGACCTGGGTCCCATGCGAGCGATCCTCTTTGGAAGCCAGCGATACAATAACAAGAACATATTTATTTCTGCGGCTTACAGCGGAGTGCATAAGGAAAATCGGGTCGTGATCGAGACTGGTGTGACCAACTTGCGTGGGGTCCCACGGTATATGATCCTGGAGAAAGTGAGCCCGCACGGCCCTCAACGCTTTGAATGCGTGGTCATGGTCCTCTCGAATGCGTCTGACCCGTATACGCACGTAAACACACCGTATTTGCGAGAGGTGGAGTGTCTAAAGTAATGCAACCAGATCACGACATGAGAATCATCAACATTCGAGACGACGAGCAAGAAGCAGACGCGGAGAATAAGAATCCGTTATAAGGGAGGGCGCATGACCACATCTACGAAACTGGCCCCGTGGGGCCTGGCCCTGGAAAATCTTCGCAAGGGCCAGGGCATGACCAAAGCCGATATGAGCCGTCACACCGACATTCTCAAGGATCAATACTTCCGCATGTGCCACTCGAAGCTCGGTCCCAGCGTCGTGATTCTCCATCGCTGGTTGATCGGCATGGGACTGACGTGGCAGGATTGGGCCGAGGAATTTACCGCCCACGCGAAGGGATCGGCCATCCTCACCATGGGACAGGACAAGCGCCAATGGCAAAAGAGCGCCAAGCGAAGCCGTTAACCCCGTCCGTCGCGGTGTGCTACGCGCAGAGCCGACAGGTCAGCGACTGGCGGGCGCACTGCTGGGTCGCCCATCGGTTTGCCGAGGACTATTTGAAACCCATCGTCTACACGCTCGGCCCGTGCGCCGCGCCCCCACCTCCACCGGACCCGACGTGGTTCTTCCCCTGCCGCCTCGCCCAGCCACAAGCCTGGAAGATCACGCAGCGCCACCCGGCGGCCCTTCGCGCCCAGGTCGAGGTCGTGCTGCACGCCTCCGATGTCCGGGCCTGTCCGCACATCCAGGACCTCGATGAATGGGACTTGCTGCAATGGGGGAAGCCAGATGGCATCTAAGAGGCCGCCGACTGCCGACCGAATATAAAAGTTAGGGGTTGCAAATATGTATCCTCATGAACTACTATCAGCGCATGGGAACGGGAGCGCCATCGCACTTTCTCACGCACCGAGAGGCCGCCGCGCTCTTGCGGCAATCTCCACGCACCCTCTACAAGCGTGTGACGGGCCTGAACGCGCCCCCGCGTGTCAGACCGCCCGGATCACGCTGCTGGCTGTATCCGAGGGAGTCGCTACTCCAATGGGCCAACGGCCAGACGCCCACGCCACCTACACTCCCCTTGCCTCGTGTCACGGTGTACCACCGCAATCCACGCTACCGATAAGACCGTCCTAACGGACCCGTCGAGAGCTTCTGAGGGAGGAAGCGATGCGACCGAAACGCCCGTACCGTATCATCACGCGCTACACCAAAACGCTCGGCACCGCCTATGACCTGGATGTCGTCTGGCAGGGACAACGCCTACGCCCGTTGCTCGGCTACAACCTCACGCCGGACGAGATCGCCACCGAAGCGGACCGCATGATCGCTACGATCACGAATCCCTTGCCAGGCCATATCCCCCCCGACCAGATCACGCTGAGTCAGTTTGTGCCGATTTACTGGAAGGTGTTCAACATCAAGGACCGCGTGGAACGGACACGTCCGGAGAACATCTTAGCCCTGCATCTGCTCCCGACGTTTGGGGCGCGGCCCCTACGGTCACTGACGCCGCTCGACGGCATCGAGTATGTCACGCAACGCAAGCGCGACGGAGCCGCCCCCGATACCATCATCCGAGAGTTCAAGCTCCTCCTGCGTATCCTGAATCTGGCCGTCCAACAGAACATACTCGAAAAGAATCTCCTGAAGGGGACGCCGTTGCCCAATCCCGTGAAGCGGACCCGTGTGGCGACGGACGAGGAATTGACGACGCTCGCGTCCTCAGCCCATGCCTCGGCATGGCGGATGGCGCTGGGCACCCTCAACACCGGCCTGCGGGAATCGGCACTCCTCGCCCTCCAGCGGCCACAGATCGTACATCGGACGGACGGGCCATGGCTGCTCATGGGAACACCCCGCACGCCCTACAAACGCTATCCTCCGGAAATCCCACTGAACCGGTTTGCCCTCGCCGCCCTCACGCCTGCCATCCCCGTGATCCCGGAAGAGCGCGTATTTCCGCCGTGGACCCGCGAAACCTTCGCGGCACTCTGGTCGCGGACCGTGCGGCGATCCACCGTGTCTGACCTGCGGTTTCACGACCTCCGGCATACCTTCGCCACGGCGCTTCAGCAACTCGATATTCCGCACACCGTCGCGCAATGGCTGATGGGGCATCTCTCGCCGGATATGACCACGCAGTACCAGCACGGCGGCCCAGGGTGGAACCAGAAACTCCGCCGCGCCGTGACACTCTTGGAGGCGTATTGGGATGATGTCTATGGTTTGTCTATCGTGTCAATGGCGGACGCCGATAAATCTCGCAAGTCATTGAAAACTTGGTGTCCCCAACGGGATTTGAACCCGTGTTGCAGCCTTGAAAGGGCCGCGTCCTAG